TTACGAAATTCCGCATGAAATCTTGATCTTGTTGAGTTTCAATGCGACAGAGTCCTCATACTCGCCAGCAGGGATTATCTCGTCAAGGATCAACCTATTCCCATCCAAGCCGGTGATCCTGCGCCAGCCGCCATTTACATAGATGTGCTTTCCCATCATGGCTTTTTCTGTGGAAGGCGACACGGCAACGCTGTTCGATTTGCCATCTGCAGTGATTTTCAAACCACGGTGAGACACACCGCAAGGGGTCAGTGTAATAAACCCACCAATCTTCACGTCATCTGCCATTACTTCATCACCGCCGACGATTTCAGTCGTTCGGCCATACACAGCGCTTACGATGTATGTGTGGACATCATCGTCAGGAGCAGACACGATGAAGGAGTCACCAGTCGTCTCGTTCTCAATGACCAAGCCTTCGCTCATGTTCGATCCCGTGATAATCACATCGCATTTCGCCTTTGCGTTGCCTTGATTCAAGAGCAGGCAGGAGTGAACACCGCTCAAATTCTCGTACTGCTTCGCTGGACGGATGCACGGCTCAACGATTCCTGTACCACTGTTTACCGTGTTGAGCATGTCTCCGATGTTCGGATAGTTGTCAACCACCTCATCCACCGCATACGCATACGGGGTGAACGCAGTAAGCTTCACGGTCATTGTGCCGCTATACAGGAACATGTTCCTTGAATGGTCGAAGTGAACGTGGGAAGGGGGCTTAATGCTGCTTGTCACACGGGCAATATAGTACTTGTATGGCCGATGGTCGAAAATCAACTGGCCATATGCGTCCTTTGCAAAGCACTCAGCCACGCGCATGAGATCCCGATCAGTGAAATCCTCGCATATCAGAGTGATGTCAAAATCCCTCTGCTTGACTTGTGAACCGAGGGGATACGCGCCATCATAGCCATCCACATCCTCCGAGTTGTAGGTCAGATCCTCGACCAGAGCGTGCATGGATTCGTCGTTGTTTCCAAGAGTGACATTGAGTTCATCCGTATGGGTTCCACGGAATGAAAAACCTACGCCAATATTCCGCATTGTATCCCTCCAAAAGACAAGGGGCAGGATTAACCCGCCCCTTGCGTCGTGTTCTTAGCGCCTTACATTGAATTTTCTGTACAGCGCTTCCTCGATCTTATCGGCCATCTCATCGAAGTCAGCATCCTCAACGGCCTTTTCTACGTGGATATGCAGCCCATCCTCAATGACAATCCCACCTGCCGCAGGAGTGTCGCCTAAATCTGGCGCGCGCCACATGTTGTCGAGTGTCAAGATGAACTTCTCGAACAGCTTGTTTTGCTCAGCGCTCAGAACGCGCTCAGGACGCTGCGGAGTACCGTCAAGCCATGCAGGGCCAGTGAAGTCAACCCTACCGCCCAGCGCGTACCCCTTCAGGTAGGACTTGTTAATCCAGCCGAGCATCTTCTTGCGCTCATAGGTTTTAGCGTCAAAGACCTCGCCGGTAACTCGTGCAAAGTTGCCCTTTACGGCGACTACATCGAGGTCGGTGTTGTTGAGAGCATAACCGATTGCCGTTTTCAGTTTCTTGTTCTTGACTTCTTTGTAGATGTTTGCGCCAGCACCCTTGGAGTTGTGAAGCTGCGCTTTATCGCCGGGTTCCAAGATGCCATTGGGCATAAAGCCCGGTTCATCAATTATGGACTCATCCGGAGTGTCGGTAGAATCCTCATCATCTGAACCGTCTTCGCTTTCCTCGCGCTCTGCGTCGAGCATGGCCTTCCAAGCATCTTTGAACTCTTCGATCATTGCTTCGCCTTGCAGTCTGCCAGCTTCTTTGAACGCCGTGGTGTTTTGAAGCATCTCGATGATGGAATCAAGCCCCTCAGCCATCATGCGCTCAACCTCGTCCCAGTTGGTCTCGATGGCTCCGCGCATTTCGTTCAGGCTTTCTTCCCAGTCCCGAGTCATCTGTGTACGGGCTTCATCAGTAGCTTCGATGTACTCCTTACAGTTGGCTTGCAGCCAAGCAAGGATTTCTTTGTCCGACTTCTTGAGCAAATCCTGCATCTCTTTAATCATCTCAGCAGAGTACTTGCTGATCTTGTCCATGGCTTTTTCAATCTGCTCAATCTGGTCATCGATGGCGTCCAGTTCAGCCTGAATTGCAGATTCGCGCGCCGCAATCTCTTCCTCGGCCGCATCCCAAGCCAGTTCACTGCGCAGTTCGGCGATTTCCTTCTCCAGCGCAGCACGTTCCTTGGCACGGGTCGGGTCAAGCATAATCGCAGCAAGTTGCTTCTGCTTTGACTCAAGTTCCTGCTTACGAGAGTCTTCCTCTGCCATCTTGCGCGCTTCATCGAAGTTCTTGTGGATAGCGTCCAATTCCTCTTCCAGCAGACTGCGCTTATCTTCAAGAGTCTTGCGCTGGATATCGAGTTGCTCCTCCGCGTTCTCGCGCATGATGTCAAGGATGGTGTTCTGCATTGAGACCGTAGCATCAAGCATGGCGCGCTCTTGATTTTTGAGGTCTTGGATATACTGATTGACGAGGGCGTGTACGTCAATCTTTGTCTGGCGTATTGTGCGTCGCCGTTCCTCAAGCGCCTTATTACCTTCCTCGATAGCTGTGGCAAGATCCACTTCTGTTTCAGCCGCTTCATTCGCGGCGCTGTTCATCGCCTCATAATCTTCCTCGAGTTGGGCGAGAACCTTCTTGAGTTGCTTGATCTTGTTGTTCCATTCTTTCCACTTCTTCGAGTTCTTGGCGTATTTGTCGCGCTGTGCCGTGTACTGAGTAATCAGGTCTTCGGTATAATCCTTCTGCCCTTTCAGTACGTCGGCCTGTTCACGGAAGCTCTTGGCGTTCTTCTTGCTGAGTTCGTACTTTTCTTGTAGGATCTCAAGTTCTTCCTTCATGTACGGGATAGCCTTAGTAAGTTCGCCACGGGCTTCGTAGTATTTTTGCCATGCTTGCGCCATGCGCAGACGATGGTCGATTTCGTCAAGGGCCTCACTCTGCTCATCAAGCTGTTTCTGATAGATATTTGAAACATCCACGCTCGACGAGCTTGTACTCTTCTTGGGGCTGCCGCCACCGCCTCTGCCACCACCGCCGGAAGTGCGTTTCTTGCCTCCGCTGAATGGGTTCTTGCTGGTCGGTTGCAGATACGTGTACCTGTTGTATACCGGCATTTTTTCAATCTTGCCGCTGACAGGGTTGTACATGTTGAAGTATGAAGGGACGAACCGTGTGACTTCTTCGAACAAGCCCATCTTAATGAGGGTGTTGTACGCTTCTTCGCCAAGCGCTTCAACCGTCAACAGTTCAGCGTTCACGTCTGAGAAGTCAACGTCTGAACGTCCCGTGATGTTGACGAAAGCAGCCTTCTGCAATCTCCTAAACGCTTCAACGTTTCCGTTTACAGCGGCTTCGATGTCCTTGAGGTTGTTCTTTGCGAACGTGAAGGGGTCCTGTTCACCAAACCCGGCAGCGAAGGTGTTGCCCAGCGTCTCAAGGGCTTGGTTGTACTCCAAAGAACCTTTGCGCATCTCCTTCATGCTCTCAATGGTGTCTTCCCATATCTTAGCGTTTTCACGGAGGGTCTTGTTCTGCATTGCGCTTTCGAGGTCTTTGGTGAACTCTGCTGCAGACTTTGCGCCACGAGCAAAAGCGATCAGCTCGTCGGTCAGCTCAGGATAATCGTTGAGCAAGGCAGACACATCGTCCTCAAGCAGAGAGTAGCCCTTTCGGAGTTTTGTGATGGCGGTTGTCGCAGCTGTGTTCTTATTGGTCACATCTTTGATGATCTGAATAAGCGACCTGTTCTGAGTGGCTGACTTGTCAATGTAAGACAGATACTGTTTCCACTCTGGGTACGTGCTTTTCAGCGAGTCAATCACAGCTGGGCCGAGTCTGATAACCTCTTCTCTGAACGCCTGCATGTCGCCTTGGCCTTCGCTCCAAATCTGGTTCAAGGTGGGGAACAGATTGGCCAGTTCTTCCATGGCGGCAGGGTCAAGGAGGCCACCCTGGTCATACGTTTCAATAGCAGACTGGAGCTTTTCCAGATACTCGAGCGAAGCCTTGAACGCCTCGGTTCTGACCTTCGCATCTTCAAGCTGCGCGTTGTGCAGATTGTGCAGCGCATTGGCGGCTTCTTGCGCATTATTGATATTCGCTTCGGCATCACTGCTGTCAAACACGCCGATGACAAGGCCGAGACGGTCGTTTTTCAACACGTTCTCGGTTCCGCCAAGCTCAAGTTCGGAGATGTAGTCTTCCAGTTCACTGCTTGTCAGCATTTCGCCGTTCGGAAGAATAGGCGTAACCAGAAGAGCCGTGCCATCTTCAAATGAATACGTTGAAGAGAACAGCGTCATTGTTGACCCAAGCATTTCCTGAAACTCCGCGCCGAACGACTCGACTTGTTTCCGGACATTTTCGTCAACAACGATCTTGGGCCTCAACGTAACATCGACCGCGACATTTCCTCCCTTGGAGAGAGAAAGCTTGTCTTGTGCTTTGCCCATCAGGGATGCAAAGCTGTGCTTCTCTTCAAACGCCTTGGCACTTGCTTTCTCAGCCGCCGCAATAGCGAGTTTTATCTCGCTCAGGAACACATCCGACCAGCCTTGTGCAATACCGCGCATGAGGTCTTCGTACAACTCCGTCATGCCAAGGGCGATTTGTGCGGGCATCTTTTCCACGTAGTCCTGCACCGCTTCAATGCTGCCCTTATCAAACGCCTTTCTCAGTGCGTTCAGCCTGCCGAGATACCCTTCCGCTTCTTCGTTGGCCTTACCAACCCCATCCCAAGACTCTTTCACGGCCTGAGCAATTTGCTTAAGATTACTGGCGCCGTCTTTAATGCCTTGGATGTACTCTTTCCACGAAGCGCGCGCCTGAATCAAGCGGCTTTCTTCAGCGTCAACAAGCGCGATTACCGCGTTTCTAAATGCGTTGACGTCTGTCTCGCCGCCCTTCCAGACTGCGGCAAGCTCAGGGTAGATTGAGGCGAGTTTCTCCATGGTCTTTATGTCGATAAAGTCACCGCTCTGGTATGTCTTCGCAGAAGACACCAGTGTCTCGAAATTCTCCAGTTCAGTGACGAACTGTTCGAGAGATTTTGCAGCGTCATCACCCTTGGGTACTTTGAGAATCTCTCTGAGCTTTACAAGGACATCCGAGATGTCAACCTTGTCAGCAGTCTCGAGGAACTTCACAAACTGTGCGAGAAGAGCCGTCTTCTCTTCGTCGGAGCCATTATGGCTGCTGGCAAGCGCATCATTGATAAGGCTCATGACTTGCACGGTGTCCGCGCCTGCGGCACTCAGCTCGTCCACCAGTTTCTTGAACAGTGACTCTCCTGAGATTTTGCTGACAGTGCTTTTTAGCTGGGTGTATGCCTCATCCCATATCTCTATGTAATCCTCCACGGGATTGTCCATTTTCGAGGGATCGAGCTTTGCAGAAAGCAGCGCCTTATCAAACTCTGAGCTGATGCTCTTCATTTTCGCATACATCGCGCCGGTCATCTTGGAGACGTCCAAGTCTTCCGCCATTTCAGCGCCTTGGTCAAGATACTCGCCAAGAATTGCGCCATACTGGAGCATGATGTTCCTAACAAAGTCGATGATTTCAGCTTTTGTCATGTCGCCAAAGTCATAGTTGGAGAACGAAGCTTTCATAACCGCGATCATTCGCGCAGGAACCTCATCAATAACATCTGCGTCGATTGCCTCAGAGATTATATTCCCAAGTGTTGAAGCAACAGCGCTGTCGATTTCATTCATCAGGCTGGTTTTTTCCGCCCGTTTTTTCTGCAGAAGATCATGTTTGGCATTCATAGCATCGATAAGCTCAATTGCCTCTTTATAGTCATTGATCTGCTGCGTGATCGCGTCGAACCGTCTTTTATCTGCGTCGGGATCTTCTCCAACAAACCGACCAAAGAGGCCTCTCGGTATAGACTTGGCCTCCTCGTTCAGCTTATTGATTTCCTCGTTCAAGATGTTCATCATGTCCACGTAGCTAGACGTGTTGTCGAGCAGCGTTCCCGTATACCGCCGCACGTTCTCCATAGATGCCGCAAGCTGATTTTCTAGGAACTTGATTGACTGACTAATGCCTTCTAGTGTCTTGTTACTCAGCATTTCCAGCATTACATAGTTGCGGTCATCCAGAGGATCGATATACTCTTTGGTATTGGCAAGATCCTCGTATACCGGATTCTTCTTACCCTTCTTGCTTATCGCAGAGTCGTAGATTGCGCCAGTGTCTTTTCTTGCCTCGTATGCTTTCGACCACTCTGCCATAAGCATACGCTTGCTTGCCTGCTCAGCGGCGGCAGATAGTTTTTCATAATACCCGGCGAGAGCCTCAAGGCCTTCGCCTTCCAACCTGAACTTCTCGATCAAGTCCGGGGAAGAATCAGCAATAAGATCACGGACACGCCTGAACTCATCAAGTTCGGTAGATGTGTAGTTAGCCTTCTCACCGATTCTCTTGATAGACTCTGCAGCTTCGACAAGCTGTTGCCGAGTAGACGAGAGGGTTTCCATCTCAACATTGAGTTCTGAGATTCGCTCTGCTGCCTTTGCAGCGTAGTCTCCAGCGTTCTTAATTGCGCCAAACAGCGCAGAGAGACCAAGCACGGCAAGGCCGACACCAGTTGCTCCAATCGCAACTTGCATACCCGTCAACGCACCAGTCGCTGCGAGCGCTCCAGCTTGAACGCCAAACAGTTTAGCCGTGACAGCACCAAGGCCGCTGATGACTGCCTTAATACCGCTTCCAACGCCAACGGACTTCAGCGCAAGCATCGCGTTTCTCAAAAGAACCAGCGACGCCGCTATACCAGCAAGCGCGATGTTAATGCCGTGAGACCCTTTCGTTGCGGTGGAAAGCGCTTCAAAGAAACCTGCCCATGCGTTATACCAGTCCTTGATGACACCGCTGGAAAGGACTGTGCTGTACAAATCCTGTAGGGAAGCAGTCATTGCATCCTGTGCGGCCGCGACGCTTTCAAGGTAGATGGCGTACTTTTCGTTCGTGGTTCCGGCCGAGTTCAACGCGCCCTCGTAGAGTGCAAGCGCCTTATCGTAGTTGTTCATCAGAACCAAGAAGCGGTTCATGTTGCGCGTGCCAGCAATCTGAGTCGCAATATACTTCTTCGTAACGTCATCAAGAGAATCCCACTTTGGATACAGTTCATCAAGGATCTTATCGAAAGCACGGAAATTCTTGTTCGCATCAAGCACGGTGATGTTTGCTTTCTGCAACGCAAGGTCAATCTGGTTGATAGATAAATCCTCGCCATCATCATCCGTGACGACCCTTGACCAGCCAGCCTCGGTAACTTTCATGTACCGGGAGAGGATGCTGTTCAAACCAGTACCGATATTTTCCGGAGCTTCACGCGTCTGCGAGGAAATGATGGCGATGTAGGAAGAAATCTTTTCAAGAGACATCTCGGCCGTCGCGGCAGTACCGGCAACCTTCTGCATCGCCGTACCGATTTCGTCTGCGCCAGTTGCGGTAGCATCGCCTAAGTAGCTCCATACGTCAGAAATTCTTCGAAGCGCCGTAACGCCGTCCTCGCCTTTCTTTTTAAAGTTGTTGAGGGCGGCTGTCATAATGTCAACCGAATCCTTAAACTCCAGACCGGAGATCTTGGCGTACTTCGAAACGGCAGTCAAGCGGCCAACAACCTCTGACTCATCAACACCCTGTCGGAAGATTTCTTCGGCAGCTTTTGCGATATCAATGCTGGAAGACTTCAGCGTCTTCGCCAGCTGCTCATACTCTTCACCAAGCTGTTGCGCCCTACCGTAGTCCTGCAGGACGATGGCGATAGAGTTGATAATCGCGTCGTATTCCTTTATGTATTCTGTCGCCTGTCGGAACGCTTCTCCGAGTTCGCGCAGTATAAAGTCTGTACCGCGCCGAAGCATCCGTGTGGCTGAGTCGGCCACAGCCTGAATATCATCTTCCTGCTCCTGTAGGCGTTTCTGCAGGTATTTCTCATATCTTAAGTCAGCCTTGGCGGACTCAAGAGATGCCTTGTTGGCGATCTTCTCTTCGTCAGCAAGGTACTTGCGATACGCGGCAAGCATCTGAGAGTAGGATTTTTGGGCGGCTTTATAGTCGGCTTCAAACTTTTTCTGCTTTTGCGCGTGGTATTTTTCGGCGATTTTCTGCTCTCTCGCGAGATACTTCTGATACTCTATCTGATCCTTCGCGTATTCAGCTTTGGCAGCCTCGTAATCCTTTTTGAACTTCTTCCGTCCTGCCTGATAGTGAAGCACAGCTTCCTTTTTCAGATAAGCCTCATACGCGGCCTTCCGCCGTTGCAACGACTTCGCATACTCTTCGGCGATCTTCTTCTCTCTTGCGAGATATGCCTCATATGCCTTTTTATTCTCAGCTTCTCTGGCCGCTTTGTCAGCACGCGCATTGATTTCATTCACGCGCTTCTCGGCCTTATCAAGCTGTTTCAACAAAGAGTCAATCTGTGCGTTGACGCCCCTGATGTCGAATCTAAGTCGTTTTACAAGAGGCTCGTTCTTCATGTCCTCACCCTCTCATAATAAAAAAGGCGGTGCATAGCACCGTCGCGTATCTTACTTGTCCTTCTTCTTAAACATGGATAGATCCACAACATTTGTCAGTGCGCTGGGGGATTTCTTGTTCTCTCTTTCCATTTTCACGAAAAGTTCCGTTAGCATCGACCGGATCAATCCAGCATCCTTGTTTTCATCACTGCCGAACAGCACCCTGTTCAGCTTCATCAGCTGCGCCGCGACACTGTTCTTGTCGCGGATCAACTGCATTCTTGCCTTGGAAAGAGGATGGTAAATCCGCTGGACTTCATTGTAGATGTCAAGAAACTCCGGGGTCTCTTCCACGTCATCAGCAATCCGATACAGCTTCTCGGTGTCATCGGAGTACTCGGTCAAGTCAACATTCGTGAGATACTGCAAGATGTGGAATACGGCCATGGGCCTATAGCTAAGTACATCTCGCTTAGGCGCACCGGTGAGTTCATCAGCTACAATGAGAGCGTCGGCAAGAATCGCAGCGAGTGTCGCTGCTTCAGGATATCCACAGTTGCGAGTAAACTCTCCAACCTTATCTCCAACCTTAATCTTTTTTCCCGAACACAATACCATACTCATCTTCCTGTTCCTCTCTGCTTCTGATTCTGATATTGAACTTTCCGCTGTTCAACATCGCGGCAAGGCTTTCCCCATACCCGCTGTTTCCACGTTCCTCTTCTCCACGCAAGGGGTTTGTCTCATTTATAAGTTTGCCGCTATCTTTGAAGAAGCTATTGCCTGCATAGCCAATAGCCGCGTCATACTGTAGCTTGCGGTTGAGATGATGAAGGACTTTGTTGAAAAACGGGTAGGACATTCTTTCGATTTTCGATTCGTCGGTTTCTCCTAGATAAATCGCGACCAAAGCAATGGCATCATCAATGGCTATGCCTTTGCCTTGGTCGCCAGTGCGTTTTTTCGTTTTTCTTCCTTATCGCTGATTCCATTCAGACGCTTGAAAATCTCCACAAGCCGCATAAGCTCGCCAGCGTCCATATTGTTGTAGATGCGCTTTGCCAGAGCAGCGTCATCAAGCACGGCAGAAATGAAAGTCAGAATCGCGGCATCTCCATCGATTCCGTCCTTCTCTTCCGTCATCATGTATATATCCGCTAAGGGTACAGTGTCGATGATTTTATAGAACGACACTGAGTTGTTTCGAAAGTACTTAAGCAGCGTCGGTTTGATTTCGATCAGCTTGTCGCCGACGCGAATGCAGTTCGTTTCATCTGTCAAGTCAGGCAATTCTACCTCTTTTTCCAAGGCAGACTCGACATTCGGCATTGTTGCTTTCTTTTTCAGTCTTTCCAAGATTTCTTTATCCTTTTCCTTTTCCATATCTTCCTCCATAAAAAACAGCACCAGCCGAAGCTGATGCAGAATTATCTGTGTGGTTGAGTAGTATGATGTCAAAATGTCTTCTCTGGAGCGTCCGGTGACATTAACGCATCTATTGTTGGCATATCAATCCGTCCAGTGACCATCACATCAGGGAACAAGCCAGTCTCAATCGCGGCCTGCTGGAAAGATTCAATTCTCTCAATCCGCTCCCACCTATTCTCATCTCCATTCAGCCAACCAAGTTCGATCAGCCTTTGCACTGCCTCTTCAGGCGTTGGAATATGTATTGGCTCAGGCGTAGGCGTCGGCTTAGGCGTAGGCGTCGGCTTAGGCGTAGGCGAAGGAGTCGGTGTGGGGGAAGGGGTCGGCGTTGGCCTTGGTGTCAACGCAGGTACTTCATCCGGAGACAAAGTCATTAAAGGCGCGTTGAAGATGCCAGTATCTTTGTATTTGGGCGGAGTCTTGCCCTCTGGCGTTTGCATGTTTTTCATTGGTCTAAGAGGTTCACTATGGAATTCGAATGATATTTGAACTGATGGTCTGCTGCTGTTCTCAGAATATGAAAATAAATAACGACACCGAATGTTGTTGTAAACCAAGTTGACCCGCATTGAGAATTTGTCTTCTTCTGGAATCAAATTCCATGATCTCGACAGAGCATCAAAGTCCACAACCTCATTGATAAAATAGGAGCGGTCAATATCCCTCGTTTCCATATATATGATGTCATCAATATAAGCGTCGAACTCAACCTTCTTCTCGCTCGGCTCGCCATACCTCGATTTGAAGTCGCGTGTAATCTCGCTTATAGTGTCGAACAGAGTTTGGTTGTAGAAGGAAGCATCAAGATATATTCTTACATACGATAACACAATAGGGGAGTCGGGATCCTCGTTTTCATGCCATGCTGAGTATACCATTGACATTGGCAGACCATACAGTGTTACTTTGCTGTCGCCCAAAAAACTCGCATACTCAATAAACCTGCCGAGTGGTTTAGATGTTTCATAACTGACATCCATTTTAATGGATTTGTTCTTGAAAACGAGGGCTGCATATTCCGGCGCTCCGATGTTCATTGGAATATCCCAAAACTTATAGATGTTATCGGATGCAAAAGCAGAAGTGCAGAGAAGAACACAAATCATGCAAATCAGAATTGCTTTCTTCATGGCAAACCACCTGCGCTTTTTCCGTTATTCTACCATATAAAATAAATAGGAACAAGTAGAAGTAGGAAAGAGGGGTGGTTGCTCCACCCCTCAAGCGACAGTTAGTCCATGACGATCTCAATCGTCCGACGCAGCGCGTTCGCAGCCTTCGGAGCGACAGACTGGAACTCGATGGTGTGTGAAGACTCGGACTTGTAGCTCTGGTCGAAGCCGGGGACGTTCGTGACCTTGACCTTGTAGAACACGTCGCGAATCTGCGCCTTGACTTCCGAAGATTCGTCGTCCTCAGCGTAGATGGGCGTGATACGGGTCAACTTGCCAGTCGCGGCCTTGAGGTTGTTCGGCAGAGCCACAACATATGCTTTGGTCTTGATGCGATCGTAGATGACGGGCATAACGTCACCGACGTTCACGTCAGACTTGAGGAACGAGACCTTCGTAGCCTTATCGCCGCCAGCGCCGGTGGTGGGGGTCACTTTGAACTTGCCGGTCGTTGGCTTGCCCTCACCCTCGAAGAGTTCGAAGCCTTCGATGTACAGGTTGGAGACTTCGCCTTCAATGGTGAAGGACGCGAGATCCTCATCCTCGTCATCTTCGATCTGGTAGTTGTCACCGTCGCGCACGGTGTAGTTGGTCTTCTGCTCCATCGTCACGTTGTTGACACCAGCGATGAGCCAGAGGTCGGTCAGGTTCGAGGTGTAGGAGATGGTGTCCGAAGACGTGGTGTCGATGATGGCCTGAGCAGAGTTGATCCAGCCGTTGGAGATGGTGATGTTTTCCTTCGTGGTAGAAACGCTGCCGCCGCTACCATTGTTCATCAGGAAAGCCTTGCCATCCGAACGCTCGAAGATCAGCGCCGCAGCATCAATGATGTAGCCGCGCACGTCTCCAAAGTTCACGTAATTCGCATGAGCCATTAGCTAGTCCTCCCATTATTTTGGTGTATATAACAAAACAAGCACCCCCGCCAGAAGATGCTTGAGTTGTTGTTATTTCGATGTGCGTTCAGAAAAAATCTTTGGATTGTCCTTGAGAACCATGTACAAAGCATTGGCAAACCCGTCAACGTAATCTTCGCTTAGGCCTTCGCCCTGAGTCTGTCCAAGCCCCATGTGTTCATGGATTGCGTGGATAAGCTCATGTATGAATGTCGTATTCATGTAGTCCTGACTGGTTCCAGAGCGAAGCTCGATTACACCCAAACGGGGGATAATACGGCCAACCGGGTTTACCGAATCAATGATTTCATCGACGACTTTGACAGTATACAACACGCCGCCGACCTTTACTATGTTGGGGATGTTCATACTTCCTCCGTGGTCAATAGATTCTTTTGTACGCAAAGACAGCCACAAATCGGTCGTATCCTTCCGACCGGGATGTCTGCTGAAAAACACCACGCCCAATAAAGCGGATGTTGTATAGCTTTTTCCCACTCAGCAAAATGTTGAGCCTTTTCGCGATGAGATCAGCGCGGTGCAACATACGATCATTTGTCGCATTATAGGCGCAGTCTTTTCTTACGTAGATATCAAAATAGACGCGGTGTCTCATGATGTTCTCCGCGTCCGTTTCAGTGGGTTCTCCCTCGTAATATACGATGCGCACCTTTTCGTTCAACACAAGCGTGTCTGTCGTAGGCCCTCGCACCAGATATTTATCGCGAAACGCAAGTATGTTCTTCGCATCTTCGGCAGGGATAGCCATAAGAGACTTAAGCTCATCGTCCTTAAAAAGAACATGGCGAACGACGTTCGCAAAGTTTTCAGCCCAGCCCAATGGCGTCACCTCCGTTACTTCATTTTTAGATACTTGAATGGGTCAATCTTTTCCCACGCACGTTCTACTTCTTCGTCGAAAATTTCTTCCACTTTGATGATGGCGTCTCTGAACCAATGCGCACCAGCTTGGTTGAAGCCATCAGGAAGAAGATAGGTTTCTCTGTCTGATGGTTCTGAATAGCCAGTCAACCAATCATTCAGACCGGGCTTGCCTTTGACGTGGGCAATCGGGGAAAGACTACCGCCGCCTTCCGGATCAGCTCTTGAACCAGCACCATATTCAAGCAGCTTTGCACGAATCAGCGTGAACTTCTCTGTGACATCGACAAGCCCGACAAGCTGCTCCATGATGCCATCCACAATGCCGACGTACCTGTTCTGAAGCAGAGTCTCCATTTCTTTATGCCATTCAGGTTTACCGGTGCCGCCCGTCTTGGGGATGCTGCGAAGGTTTTCAGTCATGAACCGCTTAGCTTTTTCGCCAGCATTGTGCAGAGCCTTGCGCATGGTCTTTTCAAAGTCGGCCCAAAACGCTGCTTCGTCGAAGTAAAAGGATTTATCTTTCAATCGGCTTCGCCTCTCTCGCAGATCACGATTAGGACGCCTTTGTCGCCATCCATATTAAGCTGCGAGTAGTTTACAACCATGATCTTGTGAAGGATCCCATGTACATAGAAAAGGTCACCGGACTTAATCTGCAGTGTTTCTTTGTTTGCCTGCATCTTGACCTCAATTGTCTGGTCAGGACTGATACCCGGTGTATTGGTGGTTTTGATATACTCGAACCGTCCATACATCTCCGTGTAGATGCACGGCATATTATCGACGATAATGGCGCGATGGGCATCCTCAACGAGATAGCCGCTCTCATCTACCTTTTCAGGGACGTTCCGATAGACGGTAGTCCGGATATTGCACGTCGTGACCTGGGTTCGCTTGCAGTCAACCATCTTGTCAACGTTCCAGTTGACGATACCGATGAAACCAGTTTCCGGGTCGTAGACCATATCGCCACGAACCAGATCGGCATCAAGCCCGACGCGCAGGTTGTACGTCAAGTCTGCGTTGTTGACATTAGACTTCCAGTTGATGATGGATGTCATGCCACGAATCAGCGGATACTCGGCCCACGAGTCTCGGTGTAGTGTGTAGTCACTCGCATGACGCAGACTCGTGGTGACATTTGCGATATCCGTGTTGAGATACTTGTTGAACGCACCAGCAAGATCTGGTATGCGATATGCCATTTACTTCACCTTTTTTCTATTGCCCCACAAAGAGGAAATGTATCCTTCAATTTCGGCCATTCGCTCTGAGTCGTCAGCGACTTCTTCGATCACGATATTCTGGTCGATGGCCGCGACCTCATCGGCAATATCGAGCATCTTTCTTCGGAAGGACTGGAACTGTTCCTGAGAGTATTGGCTCCAATCCGCCTTGTCCTTGCCAGCCTCATACGTATAACACATCTGTTCAACAAACCCAATCATCGACTGAATGCGTTTCTTGAAGTCTGCGTAATAAACGTTTGGGGAAACAACGACATCAGGCAAGCCTTCACGATGCACGATGTAGTTGATAACATACTTGCTCATTATTCTCCCATTGCCTCCGCAAACTGTGGCATCTTATGGTAAATCTCGCGCAGTTGGAGTTCCAAGCCACTGATAATTGATTGGTAATTGGCGATGACCTTGTCACTGAAGGTGACGGTCAGAGCGTCCGTTTTATGTTGAGTAACGTGGTCGCCGCCCATAGCGTCTGCCATCATTTGCTGGTAGTATGCAATTAAGGCGGCGATACCTATATAGTCCTGTTCGTCCTGACTCAGCGTGATGCTAAGCGCGCTGTCTGGCGAAGTGAGTGTTGCCGGATTGTACAAAGCAGCACGCCCAGTAGCGACGAACAACCTACGGACTCCAAGTTTGAAAATTGTGAAATAGTCTTGCTCGGACAGTGGGATGGTCGGGACATGTGAGCGCACACGCAACCTAAATTCTGCGTACAATTCCGACAGCGTTGTCATTACTCATCATCCTTGCGTCGCCGAACGTCCTGAACGGACAGTCCGGTTTTCTTTTCAATCATCTCGATTTTGCGGATGGGGAGCGTATCCGCTTTACAAGCGACAGTGAACACGCGACGAAGTACCGCTTCACCCTCAAGTTCATCGAGCCAAGCGGTGAACTGCTTCATGGGCATCTTGAGCTTCTCGAGCAGTTCATCATCCGTGTAAGCGACAATCGCAGCAGTGCGGTCGATATTGAACAGGTCATAAACTGCTTGATCTTCACAGACAAGTTCGCCGCTTCGCAGCCACTTCTCCATGCAAGCAGCCTCGTTTTCAATCTCATCCTGAGTAACGTATGCAATCCTTCCAGCGCGAATCGATTCCTCTGCGCCAGAGGGTCTCGTAAAGCCAATCGTGTAATTGGTGGTGTTCATGAGCTTAAAGCGCCTATCAGCCATTTCCTTTTCCTCCGTTAGTCAGATAAAAAGGGGGCGATATTTCACGCCCCCTATGTCCGTGGTCGGTCGATTAGTTGCTGGCGTCCTGATACACACCGAGCATCGGCACGTTGCCAAACACAACCGCCGCACCGAAGCGCTGACGCAGTACCAGCTCGTAGGTAGCGTTGTCAGCATTCTGCTCTTCCATCGCGAGGACATCGCCCTTACGGAAGATCTTGAGCGGAGACTCGTAGCCGTTCGGGGTGATAAACAGCAGCTTCGTATCGAACACCGGGGTCATACCGTCGTTCTTGTAGCCGCTCACCAGCTGGATGGCATTGCAGCCCTTGTACTTGCCAAGGAAGCCATTCTGGTAATACTCGTTGCGCATCTCATCGCTTACCCAGCCGTTGGCCTGAGCCAGCTTATCCATAATCTCGATATCGCCAACGAGATTGACAGCGCCATAGCGCTGGAAGTGACGGATCATTGGATCCAGAGTGGAGGTCACGATACCGCTGCCAGTACCGTAGAACGGAGTGCCAAGGCCGGAAGCCGCCTTATAGGTGCCTTTGAGGACGTTGAGGATGTAGCCAGCCATGGCCTCTTCCATACGGGCGGTAGCGCGCTGAGTCATCTTGCCGATATCAGCCTTGCCAGAGCGCAGATCGAACATGTTGACACGGAAGCGCGAAGACACCTCAACGGTATCCAGCGTGACGGTCTTGCTCCCGGCGATCCAGCGCGGGGTCGTCGCATTCTTCGCCTGAATCACAGCAAAGGAGTTGTCATACTCAACGTCGAACAGCGGCTCGTCGTTGTCGCCGATTACCTTATTGTCAGCGATCTTATCGAAGTAGCCAGTGCGCTCATTCAGAGCGTTCGTCACGGCAAACTTCACAAGCTCCGCCATATGATAGCGGTTCTCGGGGGTGGGGTTCGACATGAGTTCCGCAGCGAACTCGTTAACCTTCTGGATGCTATCCGCATCCGCAGTACCAATGGCAGACGCGGCCAGCATAGCGACCATCTTATCAGTCTTCTCAATTCTCATTTGGTGTTACTCTCCTTATTTCATTCTGGTAGGGTAAGCAAGAGGCCGTCGCGTTTAGCAACGGCCTGCAGTTTCTTTTTCTACCGATGGGATCAGCCATTCGCAGACGCGGTGTGCGGCTCGACGATGCGCACGGCGATGCCAGCTGCGCCATTGTGGGTCACAGTGCCGCGCGCAAAGCCGATCACAGTGCCAGAGCCAGCTTGAGCAGCTCCAACAAGGCCACCCTCAGCCAGCACAACGGGAGTGCCTTCGGTCAGGCCAGCCGTGGGCATGGTCATAGCAACTTCCATACCGGGCATGACCTTGCAGATGCCGATCTCCTTGTCCCTCGGCACAACAGCGGTCGCGTCGTCGCCAATATACTCACCGTGGTCGGTGTCTTCGGTGAAGTACAGCGCTTCGATCTTTGTCTGGGCGTTCGCAAGGACAACCTTGCCAGTGGCGGGATCCAGTTCAACGAACTTGCCGCCGCCAATACCATTCGCTTCGTTCACGATACCGGTGTGAACAATAGGCTTGCCAACCATAACATATCCTGCCATTTTTGCTTTCCTCACTTATTCTTATTTTTTAGTTGAGACCCGTGGGGTCAGTGATATACCCAGCCCACTTGCTGCCTTTGAGGGCCATGTTTTCGTCAGCCATCATGTTGACTGCCGGAGTTTCCGCCTTGTACTGTTCCTCATCGACATCAAGCGAAGCGAAAATCGCTTCATAATTCAGCGCGTTGATCTCGGCTGAAAGGGCTTCGGGGTCAAGGCCAAATCGAACCACCTTGGCTCTGAGCTTGGCACGTTTCGCTTCAAGCTCAGCTTCGATTCGGTTCCGCTCGACTTCCGCCTTGAAAGCGCGCAGTTCTTCGAGTTCGCGCAGAGCAGCTGCGAGTTCCTCGTTCACGGGAGCCTGTTCAGCTTCAACCGGTGCGGCTTCCTCAGCAGGTGCAGGCTCCGCATCGGAGACGGGAGCCGTTTCCTCAGCAGACTCAGGTTCAGCCTGTTCCTGCTCAGCTTCGAGAGCGTCATCCTTTTCTGTCTCTTCTGCCTCGTCTACCGGATCTTCGATGTCATCTTCGTCAAGCCGATCTTCCTCATCGGGGAGCTGTTCAGCTACGACGGGTTCTGCAGGTTCTGCTTTGGGTTCGGCCTTCCGCGTCAGTTCGACCGCATAGATCTCGTCAACGATGACTTCATCTTCATCCACATGATATTTGACCATCATGCGTTCGCCAGTGCGGCAGTGCTTGACGAGGGCGTAGTCAACACCAAACTCGCGCACTTCCCAGCACCAGCCGCCCTGAAGCAAGGGAGCGTCAGCATCGAAGAGCATGGTGTACAGCTTCCGCCGCACATCGTCCACTTCGAGTTCTGCCGACACCCACTGCGACAGACTGTTCACATTTTCCATGAATTCTTTTTCCAAGTTACTTGCCACCAACCTTATTGCTCGTGCTTCTTTGTAGGCGGGGATCGAAACAATGCACATAGCAGTCAGCCGATTATCGGGATCAGCGCCGACATAAATCATGTCGCCCTCTCGTCTGAACTTGGATGCGATGATTTCAAAACTGAAGAAGAGAATTCCTTCTTCATACATTTCGACGATGGTTTCGACAAGCTCCTTATGGGACTTCTCGATTCGAGCCGTACCATATAGAACCGTCTCGCCATCCTCTTCAACTGCTTCAAACGAAAGAATTGACCCGATTTGCTCGGTCATATACTCTCTGCGAGCTTTATTGAACTTGTGACCCAAACGGTCTTTAAGCCCCAGCATCAGCCGTTCTGTATCAGCCTTAACCGGAGTGCCTACGTACCAGCTTTGATTCTCTATGATTTCGTCGATGAAATCCTTTTGAATAACGTGGCCATTTCCGTTTGGCGCGGTCGAGAGCATACGCATCGTAACCGTCATGTATACACTGTTTGATGCCTGATCGTCTACGCTCGTTACGGGAGACTCTGCGAAGAGTCTTAGTAGATTGTCCTGCATCTTCACCATTCCTCTTTGCGTAGCACTCTGGCGGTCATGCTACGTAATGAGACAGTCAGCTACCATCGGGGTTAGATGGCTTTGGTTGCGCTCCCGTCTCGCTCTTTTCAGGGTCTGATATTCTATCGCCCTCTTTAAGTTTGGGGCGGCCCCGACCATTTGGTTCCGCAATACCATTAGCAGTTGTGTTGCTCGTATACGGGTTTTGCGGAGGTGCAAAAATCGTTCGCTGATCTTGTGCCTCTTCCGACTTTTTGCGCTCCAGCTCTTGAACGATGTCAAGACCGTAAGCGCTCAGCAGAGTCTGATTGCTCGTCAAGCCCTGAGTCCAAAGTTTGAACACGGCATCAGCAAATTTCCCGTCGTTCGTCAAGTCAACGTCCGGGAAGGTGAATTTGGGGATGTTCCGCGCGGAGATGCGCGAAAGCCGGTTAGCCAGCTTTGCGTTGATCTTGTTCATCATCTCAGCAAAGTTGTCTTGCCCTTGCTTGATTCTCAGCGCAACGGTCTGAATAGACAGCCTTGCTTCGCCATAAGATCCGCTCTCTTGCTGGCCAGCAACAACAATGCCGCTGATACCGCAGGCGGAGAGGATCTCGGCGTTCACACCGGCGTACTTGTCTTTATCAAACAGGGTCTTTGTATCCACCGTGACGAACTTCGCATCGACATACCAAGGGGTAACGACTTGCTTACCGCCTTTTAGTCCGGCCTCGAACGCCTTGTACATCTGCGCGAGATGGTTGTTGTTCGGGGTGGACACGCCAGCATCGCTGTCTTTGTCACCGACCTTGACATGGAGGAAGCCCTTAATGCCAAACTGCAACTGTGCTTTTTCATACTCGCCGATCAATGCTTTGCGCGACAGCGCGTTCAAGCACGGAAGGATCGGCGGAGTCGCATATTTCATCCAGTCAGGCTTCGGGGCTTGCAGTGCAAACACGTTTTCATGGTCAAGCTGCACCCACTGTCCCGGATTTTTCTTCTTAAGCTCCCGTTCGACTTCGGGTGGGAAGCCCTTCAACCGAGACTCATGGGCCTTGATGAACTCTTCCACGGTAGTGCCTGTCTTGATGATCCTCTGCATGATGTTTTCGATGTTGTACTCAACGACGGGTTCGCCGTCAATTGAAACCTCGGACACTCTGCACCGCGTCGGTGGAAGCGTCACTATGTTTCCGTCAGGCATCAGATACACAAAGACATTGCCAAACGTGTACAGCTGATCAAAGATGCTGACCATCTTGTCTCTAAAGCTGATTTTGTTGTAGTGCGCCTCGTACTTTGCCTTGGTTGCGTCTGAAGCGCCGACCAGCTGATAGGAACGGGCAACTGCGAAAGGCACGTACACATTTTTGATAGCGCCGCCAAACATCGGATCGGTTTCCTTGTAGTAGGCGCTCAGCCTGTACAGGTCATAGATGTTGGCTTGAGGATCCCTTTGGATCTTGTCAAAGTCGTATCCTGTGGGTTCGCCTTTTACCGTAATCGATGTGTTCTCATACACGCCGACACTCGATGACTCCGTGAGGTTTGTGGCGGCGCTGAAATCCCAAGGGGATGTCGCTTCTACGGATTCCGTCTTGGGCGCATCGCGTTTTCGGGTTGCGGGGCGAAGGAAATCAAAGAATCCCATATGCGCATCCCTCCTTTACCAAAAATCTCCGACAAAAACGGGAATAGTGTTGTTGGCCTCCGAGTAACTGGAACGTCGTGCGGAGGACTCAAGCTGGTCGATGTACCACATGCCCATCGCCAGACTTGTGTATCGGTCTTTCTTCTGAGTACTCATCGCCGTCTCGTACAATGTGTGTCCCTGAGCGCCAATCCTGCACACGATATTGCCCAACTCAGCTTGTAATGCGTCGGTCTCTTTGTAGACCATAAGTTCGTCGGTGAGCAGTGCTGTGCGACGTTTCTTTTCGCGCTTTGTCATCTCATCGTCGGCAGCATCGATGATACGGGAATGAGTTGCGCTGGATTCGATGGATGTTGAAACTGCCGGGAGCCTAATGTCTTGGTCATCGAAGTTCCGAAGAAGTACCTGAGCCATCAGTCCGTTCAGCGTATTCGTCGCAACAAACGGGTATAGGATTTTCAGACACGGGTATCTCGGGTTGGTGTCATGCGCCACAAGAGGCGGCAGTTCTCGCATGTTCCCTTTTTCATCCTCGTATGTCCAAGGCTGGTCGAGAAGCTCGGCCATACCAAGGCCTAGACCGTTGCGGTCGTAGATGATCTGGATTGTGTTCGGGAAGCGCAAGTAAATCCTGCGTATCTCTTCCGCAAGCTGACGCTGTGTCCAGCCACGATATGCGCCTATCCAAACCAAGTGTTTCTGCCACTTGCCAGATGACTTCTCGATGATCTTGAGAACCGAGATACAGCTGTTGTCGGCTGTTGAAGCATCGCTCGGGCCTGCAAGGTCAACAGAGATGACATACTTGCATTTGCTTTCTTTGGGCTGAACCAGCTCAATTGATGTGAGCGTTCTGCAAGGCTCGGTCAGGGAGTAGGGGAATACGCTGTTGTCGGAAGCGCCGACGAACACTGTGCCGTACTCCATCGCAAACTCAACAGGCGACATGGATTCCTGTTCGCGCTCATAGAACTCCATATCCTGCAGACCGATTCGAACGCAGCTTTCAAAGTTCAGCGCACACGCAAACGACCCAGGTTCACCACGCGCCATGCGCTTAAGTGTCTTTTTGAATCGCCCGAAGTAGTCGCATGACTTGAAAAATGCGGATGAGATATTGATGACCTTTGAATTGTAGTCAACAAAGCCCTCAACCTTGTGGAAGATGGGTCGCCGGTAGCTTGTGATGGGTTTCAGAACCTTGTTCACAATGGCGTCTTCAATGAGTTTCGCCTCGTCGATAATCAGGATCTTAGCGCGTTGTCCAAGTGCGGAGGAACCGTTGTGTCCAAGCACGAACGACATAATTCTTGAGCCGTTCTTGAAGAAGATCACGCTGTTTCCATTGTCTTTGATGCGGATGCCGCGCCCGACACTGAAGTCGAGTTCCCGTTTGAGATCGTCATTCGGGAGGATCTCGCGGTCAATTTTCTGCAAAAGCAGGTTGGCTTGGACAGCGGTTTTGCTGACAACTGCTATAGGGGTATCCGGCCAGAGTATCGCGAGGGCGACAGAGCAGACAGCCAGAAGCCATGTTTTACCATAGCCTCGATTCATCGCAATCGAGATGTCCCATGAGTTCCCGATTTCTCGGGCAATCACGCGCTGGGTGTCATAGAGTTTGATTTTCAGGTAATCGACTATAAAGACATCCAAGTGCGTTCGCCAATACCAGATCTGTTTTGCGCACAGATCAAGGTTTTCGTACATCTCAGGGCTTAAAGTGCCGATCAGATCTTCTCTCACATCGACACCTCCCTATGGACATAAAAAGAACCGCTCTCGCGGTTCTTGTCTGTGTATGAAATTTTAAGCAGACCAAAGACCACCAGCCCCTTCAACAGCAGAGACTGTGTGTTTGAAGTCTTTGATGATCCCATCAATCTGATCCGGAGGGAACTCTGGGCAACTGCCCATCATTTGGCCGTTCTCCATCATCTTGATGAATTCACCCAAGGAACCAAGACCAACCGAAATATCGGCTTTTTTGTAAGCAGGGGCGATCTCGGCAGCCTTCGAGATAACCTCGAGTGCGGCGGATGCGCCCTTGTGGGCCTCGATGTTTTCCTTTGTCGGATTAGTGCGCATTATTGCGGCAAGCCTATCGACAAGGGCAGACTGCGCGACGAACTTTTTGGCGTAGTCCATGCCAATCTCATCTTCGACGCCACGAGCTTGAACGATCTTCTCGAGGTAGTTGTCCATCGAGTCGATTTCGAACTGCGTGTAGTTTCCGCGCCACTTGGCGCTGTAGACCAGCGTATTGTAGTACGGGTCTTGCGAGTCACGCTCGGCCTGCTTTTCCACTTCGATGTGCTTCGAAATATCGATCTTGGACGCGCTGTTGTCAACGTACTTGTAGTAAGCCGCCTTGTTCATAATCGCGCAAGCACATTCGACAGCGCGTTTCTGGATGGCGAGTTCCTGTTCCTTGGGGTCAGTCAGCTGCGTAAACTCAATCGAGAGATTGAGGTCTCGCGTGGCAGTCTTAATTGCTTCCTGCCACATGTCGGGATTCCATGCTCTGTTGTTGTCGAACAGGTACTCCCGGAAGGTCTTCTCGTCATGACACTTTTCACGGATGCACGACTTGCACCACTTGTCATGAAGCAAATGCGCCCTAAAGAGCTTGTTGGTGTAGAAATTCGTTACCGGCTGTTCACGCCCACACACACTGCAGACTTTGTAAACGCCGTCGCGAGTCTTGGGCTTATGCGTTGAAGGCTTTGCCAACGACACAATCTGAACAGGCGGTACTTTCTGCTTGTGCCTCGGCATATTTCCTCCTATGGTGTCGGCAGCATGTAGACAGCCCGTTTTCCAAATCCGCGTTCCATTAGGACGCCGATAGATCCGGCTTCCGCTCTGCGCTTGAGCGATATTGCGTAGTCGTCAATACCGCACATGCTAGGAGCCTTGATTTCGTAGATATTCTTTCCGTCGCGGTTCACGCCAACAACGGTGTCTGAGAAGGTGTGGAGATGACCGCGGAATACATAGTCGATCATCTCGTTGTACAGGAAGCCGTACTCTTGAGCGGCCTCATCGCTGCGTTTTTCGTTCTCGCCGTGAATCATCAGACAGCTGTATCCGCAGATATCAATAAGCTCGATGTCACGGCCAGTGATGACTTTAATGTTTGGATTATCGCGCAATCGTTCAGCGATGAACCAACCAATGATGCGTCCAAAGTTTTCTCTCGGGAAGTCACTGCCTTTCTTGGCGTTCAGCACACGGATCGAGTCGTGGTTGCCGCCAAGACAGACAAACCGGACATAGATCTCGTTGCTCAGCGCGGTGAGCCACTGAGCCAGATACTCGGCAAACAGCATAGCGCTGTCAACCATGCCGTATCTCAGAGTCATAAGCTGCGATGTCCGGAGCATACCGTCGATGCTGTCTCCGAGGTTCGGCACGACTACTTCGTTTGGCTTGGTCTCTCTGATAAGCTGAATCAATTGGGTCAGCAGGTTTTCCATCCTGCTGTAGAAGATCTCCGGGCTGTACTCGTTGATGACTTCGCCGCGCAGCCCGTGTATCTTAACATACCGCCCGAAATGGCTGTCTGCAATCGGGACAACCAATGATCGTTCGGCATGGGTGGGAGAGGGTAGGGAGATCGTCGGAGGGTCAATGCGTGGCATATTCTTGACAACCTCGACAATGGTTTCCCGTAAAAGCTCATCTCGTGCTTCTGCCCTGTAGGCTTCGTTGACCTCGCGCCGCAGATCCCACATCTTCTGCTTTTCTTTGCGAATCTTGGCCAACTCGTCTTCATCAAGATCATCTGGATCTTTCAGCATTCCGGCATCATACACGAGCTTTACGCCTTGCCCGATGCGGCGCAGTTGATCCGGAGACAGGTCGAACCCTTTAAGTGCGGCCATCTCTGCCCATTCAATATCTTCGCCGCCAACCATTTTCCCAAGGATTGTTTGAACCTGCCATGCTTTGATGTTTCTTTCCTTCGTATCCTCCATGTATCCTCGTTCCTCGTTCTTTATGGCAACAACTCGTCAGCCCAGGTTGAGACCTTTCCTCGATGGTTGATCGTCAACTGGCAGACTTTGCAGAAGTCCTGCCCAGCAAAATGGTCTATGTACCTTTCAAAGGCACGGTCGGTATGCAGGCTGTCACGCTGGTCTCTATGACCGATCACGACTAGTTTGGAATCGTCACACACGCGCGTCAGCATCTTCTTCATGTCATGGAAGGACGCGTTCTGCGCTTCGTCAAAGATGATGAACCGCTTGCGCAGATTCACACCGCGCTGATAAGTAGGGGTCAGAAGCTCAACCTTTGCTGTGCCGTTCTTCTGGTTTGTGATGTTCTGCGACATGACTGTCGCTGGGTTGATTCCTATGGTGATAAGAGCGTCGTATAGCGGCTGAGCGTACACTTCGCTTTTCTCCTGTTGCGTTCCGGGGAGGAAGCCTTGATGCCGCTCTTGTCCAACCGCTGTCAAGTAGGTGAGCGCGTTGTATCTGTTCATGTCCACCGCAATCATACCGGTTGCGACCGCGATCAGCGTCTTACCGGTTCCTGCTTTTGCGTCACAGAACACGACTAGAGTGTCTTTGTCCCAAAGCGCATCTCGATACACGCGCTGTTCTTCATCCAAATGCAGACCAAAGAATAGACTTTCGCTGAGATCATCCGGGGGGTTGATAACACATTCGCCCCCAACGGGTTTTCTTTTTGCCAACGATAACACTCCGATTCGGCTATGCCTCTGTGATGTAGTGACTTGCAATCGGATTCATGTTCTGGTCAAAGAACTTGAGCGTTCCGTTGTCCAGAACAAACACAGTGTCATACTCGTAGTAGTCGCCAAACCCGCGCTTGAAAACAGGCTTATATTTCGGGTCCTTCACGACATACCGTTTTCCTCCGTACACAAACTCGCAGTCTGTGTTCACGGGAACACGAACGATGGATCTGTCTGGATTCTCTGCACGGATCTTCTCGATACGTGAGAAGATTGTTTCGCGCCGCTTTCTGTTGGATGACTTTTTTGATGATGGGCGCGTCACAGGCGCTTCCATATTTTCGGTTGCCCGTTCATTCGCATAAACCCTGTCAAGCGCGCGGTCACTCTTGATATCATAAGCGGCGGGATTTCGAATCATCAGAGATGCTACAAAGTCCATATAATTCTTTGCGCGCTTCTCGGCTTGGTTGTTGGATAGCCACGCCATATTCAGTTCTTCTGTGAAAGGGGCAATCATTACACGGTAAAGCACATCGTTCAGTTCTGAGTCATCACATTCGATATGAACCTTTGTTCCATCAAAAAGAGTAACTACTCGATTCATCAAATAAACCTCTCTATATATTAGCGACGCGAAACGCAAAATTCCACGACAAAAATTTGCGAGTTTACGAAAGTTTAACTTGCTAAACTACGCAGAATGCAAATTTAGAGTTGTCCGTACTTTGTGAGCATCCTTTGAGTGACTAACATCCATCGCTCATTATGCAAATTTGAGATCTTCCGAGAAGCGCGAGTAAGCAAATTCACTACGGTCGTCTCGTTGACGTTTTTGCATTCCATAATGTCTTGGGTGGTATAACCGCGCATGTAGAGCTCGATGACCAATCTTTCACTGTTGGAAAGTGGAGCGTCTTTGATAAGCCGATCAAGGTCAATATAGATACAGGTCAACAGTTCCTTAAAGTTGAAAGACTGGCTCTGTTTATCAATCGGGTAAATATACTGCCTGTACTTGATGAGTGTACGTACTGTTTTGTAGTCCGATAATGATATGTTTTCGTACTCGTGGCATCCCTTATTTTGGGATGGGACTTCCATTTTGACTGCGCCTATGGTCTATCGCCCCAATCTACGCAAGGCGCATAATCGGGAGCATCAAGTGGGCAGTTCCTTGGGCGGTCTACCCATACTTCGTTATTCATACCAAACTGTCCTCTGCTTTCTTTTCTGACAAGTTCTGTCTTAGTCAAGCTGCAAATGATTTCACAGTCAGATAAGGGGTAGAGATATCTGCAGATGTTGGAGGACACATATCCGCTAGGCAACACTCTACCCCGCGTATCAAAACACTGACCGTTACTAGATCGTTTACTTAAGCTTCTTCGCGAACTCGCAGTTCTTTGCGTTTGCATACACTCGCTCCAGACGATCGATTTCCTCGTCCCTTCCGTTGACATTGCACGTGATATGAACCCAATTTGCCTTTGTATCTCTCCTTTTCTGAATTTGACTTTATAAGGCGTAATGGGGCCTCTCTCCTGAGTTGAACAGGGATTCTCAGATTTCGAGACTGATGTTCTACCATTAGCAATCTTGATCAGAAAGGGTCTGCACCGACATCCAATAGTTGTACCGACGTTACCCAGTCCAAGACCGATGGTACTTAGTGATATTGAGGAGCCGACGATACGATCCTACAGCCTCCTTGTACCAACATGTTTATCAGTTGAGCTACGTGGCAGAATCGGGGCGGCGAAAGCCGCCCCTTTTTCTATGAGAGGGAGGGGGTCATGCTCTGGTAAACACACCGCCGACGTTCTGACCGTTCTCGTCTTTGGCGTTCACGCCCATGGCTTTTACGCTGATCTGTCTTCCGCCATCGTCCGTGGAGAGAAGCTTTATGCCGTGTTTCATGAGCGTATCATAGAAGGCGTAGACTGTTTGCTGTTCCAGCGCGGCCAGTTCCGCAGTTTTGACTGCGGCCATGAAATCATCCGCGCCCATGCTGTCCGGTGCGTCCACTGTGACTTCCGCCGACACAATGTACTTTTCTTCAACCCCGAGCAGATACTTCATGGTTCAACCTCTTTCACTTGAGCCGCTTGGCTTGTTCGGCTAATCGAAGAAGTTGATGAGATTCACTGCTGACCACGGCCATCCAAGACCCAGGCCGTAGATCAACTTGCCGCTCGATGACATCCCTAGTCCATACTTGACGACAGGACGGCCATCGAAAGGAGTCGGCGACGGGATCGGTGAAATCTCAGTGGCGGCGGACGGAGTCGGGCGAGTCTTGCTGTCGGATGAGACACGCCCGGTCACAATAAGCGCGATACACGCGCAGAGAAGAATTATTGCTGTCGTTCTCATGCTATCTCCTTAAGAACACATCTGAAATGACCTGCGCCCAGAAGCTTATCGCGTACAGGGCGAATATCACAAACGCGCCGATTGCCCATGCGAGTTCGAAGTACTTGAAAATCAGGATCGGGATCCAGACGGTCAATCCAGCGGCAACACCAAGCAACAGCAGCCCTAAACATCCAAGAAAGACCATATATGCGAACTCCTTTAGTTTTTTTGGAGGGGCATGGAAGAGTTGTACTTCCGTCATGCGGTTAACAGCCGCAAGCTCTACCGTAAAACTAATGCCCCGAGGATGGCGGCGGAAGAGGGAGGGGGATATACCCTCGCGTCGCGAACGGTCTACCGCGATAGCAGCTCGACATCAAAGCCGCTTTGAGTACCCTTCCGCACATTGTCATTGCATTGGCTTCGTCATGCTTCGTTATCTTCGGGCTTATCGCCGAAGAGGATCTTCTCGCGCAGGCTGAGCGCCAGCTTAGCGAGGAAGAATATATCGCTTCGAGTCATCGGGTCTTCTTCCGACAGGTAGGTGACGATGATTTGGACAAGCCGCTTAAAGTCCTTGTCTGAGATACAGTCTTCGGCGGAGCTGCCCATCTTGGCCGCGTTATCCGCGCTTACGCCGCGCATTTGCCACACCCACGCGAACCTTCCGGGCACCGTCCGGTCTGTACGCACGTAGGGCCAGCTTTCTCGAAAACCTCGGGGAGTACTTTGTTTACTTCGTCGAGCATTGCATAGGCCAGCTCTCGGATTTCCAACTGTGCGCGTTCACAGCAACGGAGAGCGAAGAAGTGAAGCAGTTCGCGCGCGTTCATCGTCATGATGAACTTCGTCTCGGCGGCCATCGGAAGAATCATTCGCGCGTCCTCGGCCTTGATGCCAGCCTTGCGGTACTCGGCGTAGCGCTCGGCCAAGCGTTTCATGTCCTCGTGGAACATCTCGCAGAGCTTCTCGTCACACGCGATTTCGTCCGGGACAATGTAGTCAAAGCCATTGTCGAAGTTTACGTAGCGCTGACTCTGGACGCTGAACGAGGCGATGCGGTGCCGGGTTATCTGAGCAAGCAACGCCCGGGAGACGCCTTCAACTGCGAAGGTGAAAGTCACGTGTTCGAGGATGGATGTGTGGCCGCTGTCGATGATGCTTCTCAGATAGTCGCGCAATTCAGCGTACTTATACGGCAGACTGCTCCAGACGTCAAGTTCGATCTCTGTATTGCTCTTGCTGCTGTAGCAGCGCCGCGCCGCAATGATGAGAGTCTCAAAAGGCTGCTCAGTGTGGTCGATCAGTTTTACCGCAAGTTTTGCTTCAGCCAAGACCTTTTACCTCGCTTTGCGATTAGTGAAGCGTGGATCTCAAGAACCCCTTCACTTATACAAGAGATCCAAAATCGCAGATACCTCGTTAATGAAAAGTAAAATGTTAGTAAGAAGGTAGTTAAACTTTTCGAGGAATGTAGGGGAAGGGAGTTTCTACTATAGAATGCGCGCGCGTATATTATATATATATATATATTATATACAGTATAAGTATCCTATATGGGATAATAATATAAGTATCCTAATTAGGATACTTATCCTAATGGGATAAGTCATTATAACATGATACTATGATATTATATATAAAAAGATTTATTACTATGGGATACACTTATCCTAATGGTATACGTTAGTACCATATATAGGAATACGTTATAGAGCAACAGGATACAATTAATTACTCAAATAAATACTATATAGGTCACAATTATGTCTCCGAAAGGGTAACTAGTGCGCATATATTTACAGAGAATAAAAATAATGCTATAATCAGGAAAACTCGTGTAAGAGGATTTACGATGCGTAATGGTAGGCTAGGTATATGCCTCACGATCATTGTCGCTTTTCTTTGCGTGGTTTTCCCGGCAACAGCAATAACTAACGAAGAAGCGGCGCAGAGTGCGATCAAGCAAGCTCTGAGGGCGTCAGGAGCAACGGACATCGCATTTACTGAGGACTCTTCTGCGCTGCATACTGACGGTGTCAACACATTTGCTTATTACACCAAGGTTGATTATTCAATTAACGGAGCATCCGAAATTTCTGATGCGACAGTTGTTATGGACAATAAGGATGGCATGTTGCGCCTCGTTTTTCTCTCAATTGATGCAAAATACTATGGGTATGTGAAAGAATCGGATATAACACTTTCGCTTAATGTTGCGAAACGGGGAGACAAGGGCGATAAAGTAAAGAGTATTCAGGAGATGCTAATACAGCTAGGGTTCCTTGATGGCACTGCTGATGGTGTTTATGGCGCGGGTACTGAAAAGGCAGTGAAAAAGTTCCAAGCTGCTAACGGCCTTCGTGAGAATGGTATAGTATCTCCGGATACGTATGATCTGCTGAAGGAGATGGCAGAGAGCAAAGTGTCAGCGGTAACTGAAGGAGATTCAACCAGTGAAGAGGCTACGTCCGTTGTTTCGGAGAATTTGGCTTTGGGCCTCATTGAGAAAGATGGGAAATGGCATTTGGTTACTGTCAACTTAAAAACCGGAGAGAAAGTCAAGACCGGAAAATCCTATGTCTTCAAAAGAGTCGGTGGCGTCTATATCGATCCGGATCTTGGTATATGGTATGAAAGCCTTGTGGATAAAGATGGCCAAACGATTTCTGTATATGAAGACGACAAACTGGGAGTCTATTTCCCCGTGGATGAAAAAAATAAAGCCTATTTTGAAAATGGAGGAACTATAACTTACCACAGTAAACATCCCGAATTTATGGACGCCAGAGGATATATTGCAAAAGGGGTAACACTTTATTTCGAGGATGATGAGGATACGCTTACACCCCTTATGGAAGTAAAGGATATTGCGTACAACACCATCAAAGACGGGATTGCTTCTGGTTATCTTCTCAAGGTGTATGACTTGGAGTTGAAAAAGACCTATTGGCAAGATGGTGACTTTTTGCTCAACACCTTTGCAAAAAACGCAGGCCATCCGAAGTGGTACATCAAAGTAAACGATAAAAAGCGGAGAAAAACTGAGGAAGTAATTGACTATGAGTTCAAAGGATCTTGGCGACCACTTCGCTCAGGCATTAAGGAGGGTATCGCTGTTTATCTGGGACAAGGTCAGAACAAGGCATATCAATTCGATGTAGTAAGCTATAATAAGGCTAAGAACGAATTGTATGTCAAATACCCTGACGGTACCATTGAACTTAAGAACTATGATGCGTTGGTAAACGGAAGGGGTCTCTACGTACTTGACTAGAGAAGCATTCTAACACCAGCATACCGAGTATATCCTAGCTTATGCCGCTGCCGGGGCGCGTATCATCGGCAGCGGCTCTATTATGCTGTTCTTTTATGCGCGCCAGCAGCATGTGTTATCTGCAGTTCAGCCGAGGCGGGATAAGAGATTCCCTGAGTTTCTGTGCGGTTTCTGCGATTTTCCGTCTGCTCTCATTTTTCAGATGGGATCTTAGATGGGGTTAAATTTTGACCCTAGCGTAAAAGGCAGGGGGAGGGGGGTGAAGGGCTTTGCTGGGGGTTGGCACACAGCCTGATTGTCTTGGCGATGGTCGCTCAGTGCGGTGTCTGATTCCATCTGTGATGTGCGCGTATTGTTTGATTTGTTCAGAATTTTGCGGTTTATTGCCGGGGTATTGCGCTGTATTGTCGGCTATTGCTGTGCTGGCGCGTATTATTGCTGCTGATTGCAGCGCGAATATATTGGGAAGTACTGCTCACCCTGGCTCTGATGTGTGGCGGAGCGGGATAAGTTGGAAGGCCACGACTGTATCCCAATTAGGATACGTAATTGGAAATGTTAAGCAGTCTGAGAAGGCTGCACTTGCACTCAGACTACTGAGAAACGGGATTGAGTTTTTGAGAGGTTTTGCTTTGATTTGTGCTGTATTTTGTGAGTAAAGGAGGGCAAGGGGGCGAAAGGCGATTTGCACCAATCCATGACGTAAAACTAGGGGGTTCGCTGGTACTTTCCGGATACTTGCCTATTATCTCGCAAGTGGGCGAAGGCTGGAAGCGGAAGGCCGGATGCTTCGCCTTCCGGCCGGCCGGAGATAGGCCGGAAACATTTAGACAATTGTCTAAATATCTAAATGCAAGTTTTGCAACTTCAACTTGCAAATTCAAACAAGCGAGAAGCGCAAATATCCGTTGCGCTAATTTGCAATATCGCGAAACTAATCGAACGACTAATTTCACATGTGTGCAAATAATCGCGTTCACTTATTTTCGCCCTTGCGATTCTTAAACGGCTTGAACGAATCGATATATTCGTCCTCTTCTAGTTGTTTTTTTATCGCGTTTAGCATGTATTTCGTTGGTGATAGATTGCGTTCTTCGCTTACGGCTCGCACTCTTTGTTTCAGGTTATCGCTTTTATCTGCTTCAATGACTATTCGCTCTTTGTGCTGTTTTCGCCATGCGCTAATTCGCTTTGACGCTTTATTTTCGGTCATCTAAATTTCACCTCCTGGTTTAGCAATACTAAACTCAAGTTTAGTGGCACTAAACAAAATAGGGGTTGCTTTCATTATATCGCGTGAAGGGATTTTTCGCAAGGCACTTTCCGGGTATCCCGACCGGATCGCCGCCCAAAATTTTTTTTCAAAAGGGGGTTGACAGTTAGCATGCTAACGGCTATAATTGGCATCGTCAGCGAATCTTGAAAACTGGATAGACCGATAAGCGGCGAAGCGCGAACCAGCTTCCGAGGCGTAACGCGTAAAGGCGACGCTGAAACCAATGTAACGCGTAACGGCGACAAGGCGGAAGAGATTGGACGGCTAAGCGGCGATGCGGCGAAGGCACAAAGGCGGCGATAATCGCACACACAACGCCTTTGTGAGGGCGAAGCACTTTATACCTATGCACCAATCAGCCTATCACCTAGCACCTATCACCTATCAGCTTATCACCTATCAGCCTATCACTTGCGAAGATGGTACATCCTGCAACCTTGCTTGTTATCGCCCTTTGACGGCTTGAAGCATTCGGGCGTGTTCGGAATGTTTCAAGGCGTCAAAGGACGCAAAAAATACAAGGAGGTTAGTATTATGGCACTTACGAAGCTGGGTAAGAATCTTGTTGAGGCGCGCGCTAATGGTAACGCGAAGCTGGTTTCTGTTGACGGCTTTGAGTGTAAGGCGACGTTTGAGGAATACAAGCGCGATTGCTATCTCCTTTATTGCGAAGTTGCAAGAGTGCAAGGCAAGAGGATAGCAGGCGAAGAAGTTGACGTGTCTGAGGCGTTCAAAATTCTGAACCGCCTTTATAAGCAAGTTGACACGCAAGGCAAGGCGCACAAAGGCGACGTCAACTATTTGTGTTCCAAAATCTTCCGCACGGCGAAAGATGGTACTGTGGAAGAAGGCAAGCAAAACATTACACGCACTGAAAAGCTGGTTTCTGAAACTGGTTTCAGGCGTTCCATCGAAACGCTTTTCGGCTATCGTCTGGAAGGCATGATTTTCGACGGCGAAAAGATGGTCAAGGCACGCGAAGAAGATCTAATCAACAAGAAGGCGAAGCGCGAAGCCGCTAAGAAGGCGAAGCGCGAAGCTGAGAGAGCGGCGAAGCAAGCCGAAGCCGAAGCCGAAGCGAGGGCGAAAGCCGAAGCCGAAGCGCAGGCAAAGAAGGCATTGCAGGAAGAAAACGCGAAGAAGCGGGCAAAGAAGGCCGAAGCAATCAAGGCGGCCATTGAAGCCGAAGCGGCGAAGAAGGCCGAAGCCGTGCCTGCTTGATTCGACTTATAAGGTCATGGGGTTTATCCCCATGGCCTTTTTTCTTATGGCTCAATTTTTTGATCGGTCGGCTTGTTTTAGGCGCGTGGGGTTCTTCTTCACGCGCTTAACATAAACCGATTGATCTCGGTTTCGCTAGCGTGCCGGGCATTCCTATGCCCATGCGCTGTGATCGGTTCACGCACGCACACGTTTTCATAAGACTGCGCGAACGCCCGAAGGTTCGGCAGGTTCGCAGGAAGGAGTGTACGCATGAAGTCGTTCAGGTCTGTTCGTATCTCTGTTTGCTCTCAGGTCTGGTGGGGCTATCCGCTCCAGCGTGGTTTTCTGTTCGGCGAGGACGAGCATGGGCTGTGGATCTATCCCTCGCACGTTAAGCCCAAAGACGGGCGCTCCATCCGTATCCTCCGCCCGCTTGGCAGGTTCTCGGTCTGGCGTTCTGTCGATCCGGTCACGAAAAAGCCCGTGACCATCAGTGTAAAGGACAGCCAGACTGCCCGTGACATCATGATGTATTTCAGCACGGTTCGCCCCACGATGAAGCCGCAGAAAGGTACAAAGGCACCGGCAAGATTGGGTATGCGGCTTTCTAACCTTGGTCAAGCTGTGCCTTTCATTCGCTACAATCGCGATGAGCCTATACCGGAATCGACGGAATCGCATTGGGTAGTTCCATTGGGTGGGTTTGGCGTATGCAGCTATGACGACAACAGGATTGACATGGCGCGTCTTGCGGCACTCGCAGATTTTCTCGACGCGTAATTTTAAGGAGGTAGAGCTATGAAATTTCGTGTTGGAGATCGTGTGATGGTGCGTCCTTTGGCTGACATGGCGGCGCGGAACTATGTGGACGAAGGCGGAAACATCTGGCCTGATGTCATGGTGGACATGGACGAGGAAAACTCCGTCATGGTGTTCTCGAACGCGCTGGAGTTTCGAAGCCGTATCATATGCGGCAAAACTGCGAAAGTCGTAGGGCGTTGCCCGGAAACGCAGACTCTCACACTTGAGTACGAGAACATCGAGCAATATCCGCTGTACCAGCAAAGGGCGATGCAAAACGCTGTTGTGGACGATTGGATGCTGATCCTCTTGGAACGCCAGCCCCCGCGTCGCATGACGAAAACTGAAATCGAGAACGAACTCGGTTACAGTATCGAGATCGTGGACTAACGCCACAAAGAAGGCTAGCCGTCTGGTTTAGTACCGGGCGGCTTTTTTGTTATCCATCATGGTTCGGGCATTCCTATGCCCATGCGACAGGTGATCTGCCCAAGACTCCAATCTTTTAAATTTGAATCCCGGAATTTTAGAATCCGGAATTTTAGGAAGTGGAATTTTGGCATCCGGAATTTTGAAAGGAGTGATTTGCATGCGCAGGAGAATTCGACCGGGTTCCGAGTGTTATCGGATCAGAGGGCGAATCTCGTCCGAGTTCGCCTTCAAAGTTTATGTCCTGCAGACGTTTGGGCTTACAGCGAAGCATGAGGACATCCTGCCGGAACCTATCGATATTGACGAGGCCGACAGGAACGCACGGATCTCCGAGCAAGAGTGGGTTGCGGAATTCACGACTGCTATCGAGACGATATGGACGATGTATGACCTGCCCGATCCAATCCGAGTTGACGGGGGTTTCGTCGTTGATATCCCATGCGGAATTACCTATGCTGGCATGATGTAGCTCTGGAATCGTACTGCATCCGCACCAAAACCGCGCTGAATCAATGCGCGCTTTTTTTGTATCATCGCCAGTGCGATAGGAGGGGTGAGTGTGTCGGAACAGTTGGCTATGGGAACGTGGTGGTTTGAGTCTGAACTTGACCCACGCTGGAATTTCACCGGCCGCGGATTGGTGGGGTCGAGAGCCCTGCCGCCGATGCTGCGTGAGACGTTCGAGAAGCTGGTCGAGAAGTACGGGAATCCACCAAAGGATCTGACTTGGGACTATGTGCTGGACTAGGTTTTCTGCAACACGAAAGGAGGCATTCACATGAAATTCAAGGTCGAGTTTGCTGTGTGTGGGGATCTGGTGCTTGAAGCTGACAACTTGTACGATGCCAAGAAGAAGGTGTACACCATGCCGAAAGAGGAGCTGATGAAGTATATCGACTGGAGTTCGCTGGTTTTTCAGTCCTGCGGAAGAGAAGGAGTGAGCGTATGTCAAGCCTAGAAGCTGGGAAATGGGAGAAGTATATCCGGTTTCTTCACGATTGGGCAGACGAACATTCAAGTCCGGAATTCTACGGGATGTCACCGCTTTGCTTTACTGAATTCATAGACTGCGACCTGGCTGAGAAGGGGGGATCTGCATGAAGTACACCAGTGAGCAGAACATGCTCAATGCGCAGGTCGAATATGCGCTGATGACGGGAGACGCGCTCGTATTCACATGCCCGAGGGAGTTGGTGGAGCAACAGAATATCGCGTACATCCTCGGCTACATGATGGCGGTTATTCGTCCAGACGAAGTGACTGACTACATTTCGGCTGGGGATAAAATTCTCGAAGCCGCCACGCGCCACATTAGTGGTGCGTATGTGATTCGTGCCATTAGCGCGTCCACGATTGGCGGAACCGATAAGGTCATCAACATAGTGATGACCACCGAAGAAGATGACGTGGAGAACTGGAAGCTGGACAATCCCGACGTGTTCGGTTATGTCTACAACGTGACCAGTCCGCAAGACAGCGAACTCGGATACATGGTATTCGAGAAGCGCATCAATGGGGCATATCATCGAATCTACTAAAGGAGCGGTAGACATGAGAGGATTGAGAATCTACAAGCTGGGAATCGGTTCTGAAGGCTTGGTCTTAAAGACCAAAGAGGCCAAGGCCATGAACATCGACGAGGCGCGGAAAATGGCGCTTGACTGGCTCCATCAGGAGTGTCGGGATACGGGCATCAGTTACGACTATGCGGAAGCCAAGCCCATCCCCAAATCTCGCCCGAGAACCATTGACACTCTGTAAGTGAAGGAGCAACTATGGACAGGATCATTGAATTTCTCTGTGTTGTGCTTACGCTGGGGGCTGCTTATGGGTTCTTCATGATGGTGCGGAACGGTGAGACATACCGGAACATTTCCAAAGCCGCAGAACGAATCGCCAATCACAACAGGAAGTGCATCGAAGAAGGAACGATGAATCTGCTGATTAACTTCGACGAGGCGTTGCGGAGTTACGATGCCTACCTGTTCGATGTTACAGCATGGACAGAGCGCAAAGCGTACAAAGACCCCAAGCTATACGACTACCTTGTTGGTGAAGCTTCGCTCACCGATATCGAGAATTTTCCGGGGTGGAAAGTTTTCGGCTTATTTTGAGTTGAGTTTCACTTGCGCCGCCTGAGTATTTAGAACCGCCGGGCTAGATGCCGGGCGGTTTTGTAATGCACAGGAGTGCAGAATTTGAAGGGAGGGTGTGTCATGAGAAAGGAAATGTACGAGATCTCAGTATTGTCGGACGGCGGGAATGCGCTTGTCACTATCAAGCAGGATTCCATTTCGCTAGACGCTGCGAAGAGCATTGCACAGACTCTTGTCATTGCGTACAATCGCAGGTTCAAGGCATCGTGTACGAGATACAAGGTGGTGAGCAGAGATGTTACGTTCATAGGCGAATTGGAAGCAGTAGCGTAGGCAGAACAGAAGTAGCGGCATCTTGGTTGACCTCAATTCCATACTTACAACATCGGAGGCCATCGTCTTAACCGGCGATGGCCTTCTCTTTTAGGAGGGAAGTTTATGCTCAGCAGAAACAAGACGGTTATGTCCGGGCTGGTGAACATGGTACTTAACGCTGCGCGGAATTGCGTCAAGGTCGGCAAGCAGACGTTCGATGTTGGTGGAATCAGGTTTGAGATCGTGTCTGTCACCATGAACGAATTCTGTGTCATGCAGAACGGCAAGGACGCGGGCGTTCGAGTCTATCGAAACGGCGACAAAGTCGTTGCAGAAGTAGCATAGGAGGATGCGCATGGCTTTTGAGTTTGAACGGAGACAGTCGAGAAAAGAGTACCAGGAACTTAAGTCCGGGCAGAAATTGCTCGGGCTTTTCTATGCGTCGATCATCGTCGTTGTATGGGGCGTTTCCTCAATCATCGAGCTTTTTCATTCAGTTGGAGGGTGATTTCGGGTGAAAAAGCACGTCATTTTCGTCCGGATTAACAATAAGCTTACAAATCGCGAGAAGGCGAGATTTCAGAGAGCTAAACAGATTGCGGAATTTACATGCAATCAACATTCCGGCAACGTCACGCTGGTCGAGCAGGACGGCGTGTTGGTCGGATTTAACGGCGGATTTACAAAAGGCCGTTTCTTACGGATCGAACTCGCTGAAATCAGGACGCCATCGCTTCGGATGGTGCTGAACGCGCTCCGTGTACTGTTCGGAGAGCCGCCCATGGTGGCTGTGAATCCCGATAGGCTGGGGGTTTCTTGAGCATGAGAACCCTTGAGATGTTGTGGCGTGATTTCATGGCGCTTCCGCCATTATTCCTTTTTGCCAGACCATTTGAGTCCTTTCTGGACTTTATCAAGCAATCCCAAAAGTAGGAGGATAGTGAAATGTGCAAGTGCGGAACGGCAAGCTGCCATTGCCCAAGAGCGGCGCTCAATCCGATCTTTGATGGTGCTAAATCATTCTATGGCAAGGCGTTTGTGACATCGTGCGCTGGAAGGCTTAAGCTTTGGTCGTATGGCACTCTGGTTGCCGAGATCGACACCAGCAACCACAGTGCGCATGTCTACAACATTGCGTCGAGAACGACCTTGCGCCATATCCGCGAGTTCCTTTTACAGCATGGCTTTGAAGCCGCGAACATGAAACAGATCAAAAACTATGTGTGAGGAGGACGGACGACCTATGCCTCGGAGGTATGTGGTCATCCAGAAAGACAAGGATGTCGGTACGGTAATCTGCACCCGATCCAATCTCAAACGCGAATCGAAATGTCGTGCTGTTGCTTCAGAACTTGAGAAGATCGGGATGAAGGACTTCTACAGGCGATATGTGATGCGAAAAACCCGTGTCGGATTTGAGATACGGTACAAGAACACTCCCGGCATAATCGCTGTGGTGGTAGACGCCGGTGCGGCGTAAATCTTTGTGCTAGAAGGAGAATCGTGATGCGGAATATTATCCAGAATCCTGTGACAGGCGTGTCGAAAGACGGAACCTATCGCATTGTTCGTGATTACGAGACGATTATGACTGTGAAAGCCGAGGACTGGATGGATGCACGTAGAGTTGCGGCAAGCGTCTTATCTGGCTACGATTACACAGTGAAGTATAGAGACCTCAATGGGAAATACCAGTCCAGATTCATATGCGGAGACATCTCCGACTATCGTGACAGAGCCGCCATCCTCGAGATGCGTAGTGCGTCATCAGGTCTCGAGTCTGGCACTCTTGAAGATGCCATCAGCGAAGTCTGTGCCAAGAATCCTTTGGCGCGTCGCATGTCACCTGCGGTGTGGAACAAGCTGCGAGAACTGGAACCCGGCCTGTTCAAGCATATCTGCGCGGCGCTGATCGACAAAGGCAAGCAGATCGCCGTGTATGAGCAGGAGCGTCAGAAGCTGTTGCGGCGGCTATCCGCGCTGGTAAGCGAAGTCAAGATGGTTGAGGACGGAATAAAGTCTGTCGAGGAGAAGATGCTCGCGGCCTAAGTTCATACTAATGACGCACCGAAGAAGCGTGGTTGACGACCCAACTACGCTTCTTTTTCGTGCTGAAATCGCACCAGCCTGCAAGATACAATGCGCTCGTCGCAAGGAGGAAAGAAAATGCCACTCACCGTTAACATGGAGAACCTGACCAATGAAGAACGCGCAATCCTGATGTACCTCTTGAAGAAGGCAAATGAGGAGCCGTCGTGGCCTCAGCCTGATGATCTCGTGTGGGCTGTAGGTGCTGACGGAACGCCTGTAAAGGTGCGTTTCAAGCATATTGGAGAATCCACCCGTAATCACCTGCTTGGTACTGGAAAGCTGTACCGCACGAAAGAAGATGCACAGTTTGCCATCGAACGCGAGAAAGTGCTGTACGAACTTGAGCAACTGTCGGATGGCGCAGATGCTTCTAGCTTCAGGTATGTCATCTGCACTTCGGGAAAGATCGTCGGCCACTCAGAGGACTACCTGCCCATAGCCACCCCTGTATTCTCGACCAGAGAACGTGCATGTGAAGCGCTTGAGAAGATCGGGAATGACAGGATCTCAAAGTATCTCGCCACCAAGAAAAAGTAGAAGGTTCACACATAAGGAGGGTTCATCATGGTATTCATCACTACTACCGGCCGCATTTATCAGTATGAAATCGGCGATGAGCTTAAGTTCTGGTGCGACGGGCGGTATTGGACAGCCGCTATACGGACTGGCGCGAGGCATGAACTTGGCGTCGAAGTTCTCGATGAAGAGTTCGACTACGGACATGACCTGCGTGGTAAGCTCAACAGCAATTCCAAGGGCTGGTACATCTATCCGTCAACGAAACTCATCGTAGAAAATCCGCGCCCGGTAACTGAGCTACCTGCCGAAACTTGCAGCCATTGCGGAGAGGTATTCGCTCCGAACTACACTTTCAAGCGCGGCAGTAAGCGGTACTGCATGAAGTGCCGTGATGAACTCTACCCGACATGCTCAATCTGCCGTAGGAGGCACGTTGCGGCGCACACCAGTGAGGTCGAGCTAAGCGGTGGGCGGAAAATCAAGGTGTGCGATGGGTGTAGGCCGACGCTGGTGACGTGCGCCCATTGCGGCGAACTCCAGACCCCGAGGTTCACAACGCGCATTTACACCGGGGAAATCATTTGCGACAACTGCCGATTGGGAGAGTTTGTACATTGTTCGTCCTGCGGCGAATGGTATCCGGTTTCGGAAGTGAACACCGTAAGGAGGCAGTACGGCAGTACGGAAGTGTGCAACAACTGCATGACCAGACTCCCTACTTGCGATCACTGCGGAGAGCGTTATCTGCAGTACCATGGAGCGCAGGTTCGACTGTCTGATAACCGCACTATAACCGTATGCCCGACTTGCAGGCGCACACAATTCCGTCCATGCACGTACTGCAACAACACCATAGAAGGCAATGGTCATGTGCTGTTTGGCCTAGCCTACTGCGAAGATTGCTTTCAGATCGGAAAGTATGGTCTGTTGGGTTGCTCAAGCGGCGATCAGACAACGTGGCGGCCGCCGTCTGGAGTGGCCACCTACAGCTACAAGCCTACTCCGATCATGTACCCGAAGCTTGACACGGAGAAACCGATCTACTACGGCATCGAGCTTGAGGTTGATTCCAACGGAACAGTCAAAAACGACCATCATCTTAACGCCGGAATTGTGAACAAGATGCTTGGATACTCGTATGTCAAGCGCGACGGTTCACTTAACAACGGCATGGAAATCGTGACTCACCCGGCACATCTGGAATATCACACCGTCGAGCGGCGCGACCAATGGGTGCGCGTGATGGACTACCTGCGCCGCTGTGGATATACAGGCCACAACAATGGGCGATGCGGTCTGCACATCCATGTGTCAAGTGCGCCGCTTGAGATACTCGGGAAAGACGTGGTCGAGAAAGTCATTTTCATCTTTTCAAAGCATTGGAATAAACTCGTTCGCTTCTCAAGGAGAGACACCCGAACGGATGCACAGATGCGCTGGGCAAAGCGCGTTGACAGTGGCGTTGCAGACTTCCAGAGCGATGAAGATGCAATTGCGACGCTCAAAATGACGAAAGAAAGGCTCCCCGGCGACAGGTATAGAGCGATCAACCTGAACAATCGCAACACGATTGAGTTCAGATTGTTCCGTTCAACGCTCAAGCCGGAGACGTTCTTCGCCACTCTGCAACTGGTCGATGTCATCATCCGCGCAGCCATCAAATACCCGTTCAAAGAAATCCGAGCTATGAGCTGGGATGATCTTGTGGCAAGCAACCACGAGGAACTGAACGCATACCTCGCGTCTCGTGATCTGGTTTGCGGCGAGAGGAATTGGATTCCCGAAGATGATGATGAGTTCGAGACGCTCAGATATGACGTCGTTGTCGAAGAGGCCGTTCAGGACTATAGCTTACTCGCAGCTTAATTACGATAGGAGGATTCGTCCATGTGCATTATCGTAGCGAAGCCTAAGAACGTTTCCATGCCGTCCGAGGAAACCATGAGGATGTGCTTCACCAACAATCCCGATGGCGCTGGGTTTATGTTAAACCACAATGGTCGGGTTTATGGGTTTAAGGGGCTTATGACCTTCGATGATTTCTTGAAGAAGCTCAAACAGGTGGAGCGCAGATTCGGGATTCTACGAGAAAAGGGCGTTGTCATGCACTTCAGAATCGGAACGCATGGCACGAACATCCCGGCCAATACCCATCCGTTTCCGATCACCAATGACTATCGCAGGATGCGCAAAACCACTTGGATAGCCGATCAAGGCATGGCGCACAACGGTATCATCTACAAGACATCCTCTCATCAAGATGTCAAGAAAAATGATGTGTCTGACACAATGGTCTTTAACCGTTATTGCGTCGCGCCGCTGGCGAGGTTCACCAACATTACCACAGACCAGAAAACGCGCGACATACTGGAAATGATCGCATCAAGCAAGCTAGCGTTCATGGACGGAACGGGGAAGATTTCCACCTGCGGTTCCTTTGAGCGTGTAGGCGGAATCCTGTACTCGAATTCGAGTTACAAGCAGGCCAAGTACAAGACGCAGAACAAGTACACTTCAACGGCCAAGACCAGTGGCTACTATGGCTCGTATGGATACAGCTGGGATGATGAGATCTTTGAAGAGCGTTGGGGTGCTTACAGGGGAACATTGCACACCCCATCAAATTACGCCACGTCCACGTCTACTTCCACCGAGACGAAAACGACAGGCTATAACTGGACGCCACTCATTCCAGAGGAAACACCTGCACTTCCGGCTCCGGCAGAATCGGGATCTGGCTCGAAAGCCACGAATATCACCGTGTTGAGTGCTGACGAAATCAAAGAAAAAGTCAAGCTCACCGCCGCGAGTGAGGACGGGCTTCTCATCCTCAAGAATGACATCACCATCTACGCGCCTGAAGAAGATTTCGATGGCCAGTCAGTATCGAAGGGTCACGCATATGACCCCTTCACCGGCGACGTCTACTACTGGAATTCCAAAGAATACGTGTGGGATCTTGCATATCGGTCGAACGACATCTGCCTGTTTGACGAAGCTGAGTACCGATTCATTTTCATCAGCGACAGCATCCGAAGAAAGATGGCCAACAACGAGGTCATCCTTACGAGCTATGGCCTTGCCCAACACTACGCGGCTTGATCGGATAAGGAGGAATGCATTATGCCCAGGTTTTGCATCGATCAGAGAGTAAGGCTCATTAACAACGATATAGATTACAATGCTGGCCTTCGTGTCGGAAGCACCGGAACCATCCGCGAAGTGTCCGATGGTCGATATGGCGTTGAGTGGGATGACTTACTAACCGGACACAGCCTTGAAGGTCGGCTTCACAACTCGACAAGTGGCTGGTATGTGGATGAGAGCGCGGTAGAGTTGCTCGAGGAAGAACCCGATGTGTCCCAGAGGCCCTGCTGCTACTGTGGGGATATGCATCCGGAATCTCGCGTTGTTGATGGTCGAGTGATCTGTGGTGAGTGCTTCCCCAAGAGGACGTTCATCTGCAGTGACTGCGGCAATTTGCACGACGTGCGCCGCAGGATGCGTGGTACGCAGATTTGCCGCCCGTGTTTTGATGAACGGTACTATCGCTGCTGTCGTTGCGAGAAGATCGAGTTGCGTGAGGCTGGCCGTGAGGTCTATGGCTCGAGACAGCTGTGGTGTTCCGAATGTGTTGCGGCGGAATGCGATACGTGTGAGGAATGCGGAGTGCATGTACGCAGAGGCCGCAGTGACACTGTCCGCATCGAGGGTCGCCTGCTTTGCCACGGTTGCGCGTCAAGGCTATATCGTCGGTGTGACTACTGCAACTGTTGGATCAAGCCGGAATCAGCGACTGAGATCTACGCATACGGAAACGTGGCCTTATATGCCTGCCCAAAGCATAGGAGTAGGTATCCTGTTTGCGAACAGTGTGGGCATCACGTCATAAGCCATAGGATAGACACTGTCGTCTTGGAAGATGGCACAGTGATGAAGATGTGCGAAGATTGCGCTGATGAAAAGTACCCGTGCTGTTATGGGTGTGAAACCAGATTCCACGCTTCGAGGATTAAAGAACTTGGCGAGTGCAAGTACTGCGACGATTGCTACTCCGAAGCAAAGTTCGGGTTCGTCAATTGTGACAGTGCGGAAGATACCAGATGGTATCCACCTTCGTACATTGATGACTACGGAACCAAGCCGCGCTGCATCATGTACCCGAAAAAGGACTATGATGACCCGATCTACGAAGGGATTGAACTCGAGGTGGATGGCGGCGCGGATGACAGAATCGCAAAACGCGTCAACGAGATTCTCGGCTATACCTACATCAAGCACGACGGTTCGCTTGACGAAGGTATGGAGATTGTGACGCATCCGGCAAAGCTCTCATACCACATTGTCGAAAAGCGTGATGCGTGGATTGAAGCCATGCGCGTAATGCGCGCTTATGGTTTGTCGAGTCACGCCGCTGGAACCTGTGGATTGCACATCCATGTCTCCAGCGCACCGCTTGAGGCGGATGGCAACGACGCTATCGAGAAACTGCTGTTTATTTTTGATAAATTCTGGGATCAGCTCGTCGTATTCTCTCGCCGTGATCAGTGCCAACTTCGGTGGGCGGCTCGTTCAAGCACGGAAGTCAATGACGATATGCCCGACGACGAGGCTCGGAGCAGCCTTAAAAGCACCAAGGGGCGTATGAAGCACGGCGGACGATATCGGGCTGTAAACCTCACGAACCGGCATACCGTTGAGTTCAGGCTGTTCCGCGGAACTCTGCGCCCTGAGACTTTCTTCGCGACACTTCAACTGGTCGACCACTTGGTTCGTATTGCGATGCACAAGCCATTCTCGGAGATTCGCAAGATGAGTTGGGATGATTTGGTTAACACCGACTATCCCGAACTCAATGCGTACCTTGCTTCCAGAAGGCTTGTCACTGAGCGTCGCAACAGTATCGAAGAGGACAATGACTTTGACACCACACTGGCAGATCTGCCGGTGGCGGCATAACGAAAGGAGAATATCCTATGTGCATTATCATTGCCAAGCCAATAAACGTTGCGATGCCGAGCGAGGAAATCATCCGCAACTGCTTTTCTAGCAACCCCCATGGTGCTGGCTTCATGCTCAACTATAACGGGCTGGTCTACGGCTTTAAAGGCTTCATGCATGTGGAACATCTTATCGATGCGATCAAGCAGGTAGAGAAGCAGATTGGCGACCTGACGCCGCGTGGTGTTGTTCTCCACTTCCGCATCGGTACGCATGGCAACAATGACCAAGCCAACACTCACCCTTTCCCATTGAGCGCCGACTATGAGGACATGAAGAAGCTTCAATGGGTTGCGCGGCAGGGATTTGCGCACAACGGAATCATCACAAAGACGACGCGACACCCGGATGTCGAATTGTATGGCGTTTCCGACACGATGGTGTTCGGAAAACTCTTCGCCGCTCCTATCGCAGGGTGGACGAATATCGCGACAGATCAGGACGCTCTGAACGTTCTAGATGTGATTGCTGATAGCAAGCTGGCGTTCATGGATGGCGAAGGCAACATCTCGACATGCGGCTCCTTTATCAAAGATGAAGGTCTGCTCTTCTCGAACTACTCCTATCACAGCTACGGGTACGGGTGGGACGAGGACATGAACATCTTTGATTACGCGGCTGACACCGCCAAGTACTCGAGGAAAAAGCGGCAAGGGGCATTGGGAGCTGCAGCTGGGCTTTCCAAAAAGGCAGTCAAGCAACGGGTAGCACGAGGTCTTAAGCCCATTGACCATATCACGAAGATCTATGCGCCCGGTACGACGTTTGACGGATCTTATGCGTACCGTGGACACGCCTTCAATCCCAAAACAGGCTGCATCTATCAGTGGGATCCCGGTCTCGGGCTATGGGATGTTCTGTACGGCTATGGGATAACGAAGCTGCGCGATGAAGTGGACAATATCATCCTTTACGAGAGAAGGAGATGGGAAGCCAAGGAGGATGTCTATGAAGATCATGAGAGTATCGAGGGAAACGGGGCCGGTAGTACGGATACCGCGACAGTTTCTCAAGCTGTGTAAGCTGGATCCAATGGCTTTTCGCGTCCTGATGCACGGAATGTCGTACATCAAAGCGTGGAAACCCAAACACTGCGCCCGGGAATGCGGCATCAGTCTTTCGTCCGTCAAGTCAGCTACTCGTAGGCTGAAAAAGATGGGCTATGTCTACACTGTGCCGCACCCAATTAAGCGCAACAAGTTCGGCTACAGGTTCAGATTGACGCCGTCAATGCCCGACGAAGAGAAACCGTGGTATAGGGAGATGATGCGAGTCAACAACGGAGATCTTGACGGAATTGTTATGGGGCCAGTCATTGACAATGGTGAATGGCGCAAGCCCGGAAACTCCAAATAACGAAAGAGAGGTGTAACAGAATGGATTTTGAACTGTTGATTTCTCTCGGTGGGCTTGGCATGTGGATCACGTCAAAGGCGGCCTGGGTTGTTTCAGGCGTACTTGTTGTGGCGAGGCTCATGGGCGTGACTTTACCTGCTTGGATAAACGACGCCCTCGCGTATGTGATTCTATGCAATATGATCTGCGAGTTCGCTTCATCACGGATGATATCAAAAACATATGGCGAGTAGGAGGGGAGTTCCATGAAAACAGACTGCGTTTGGGAACTCTGCGACCGGGTTGTTGATATGGCTAAATGGCGTTGCGGTTCATGCGGAAACACATGGATGGATGATTGCACCCCTGTCTTTCAATACTGCCCATTCTGCGGAAATCCCATTTCGGAGTTCATCGATACTGAGCGAGATATGAGCAAATAGGGTGTATGCGCTATGGCGAACTACGTTTGATTTACACGCACCAGCTATTTCCGTGTGACGAATCCCGACAGGCTTGAAGCGATCTTGAAGAAAGCCCTGACTGACAACGAGGATTTGCAGGTACGGCATAAGACTGAAAACGGCAAGGTGGTTTCACATCGATTCTTGGTTTACATGATGAGAATGGCGCATTGGATAAGGCCCGGAAGATGCGCGGGAATCCCAACCTCACAACGTAAGCGATGTACTGACGATTGAAAGGGGTGCCAATATGGCCGCATCCTCCACATTCATTAAGGGTTTTCGGAAACCATTTGACACTTCCTGACGACCGCGATGCAGGAAACTGCATCCACCAAGTGAACTATCCGTCGCTTGTAAGACTCCCGTGTCCGATCAAGATCTCAACTTGACGATAAGGAGGAATTGAAATGTCGAATGGAGGGCTTCGTGAAAAGTATTTTGACAGGCTCCGGTTTGCCAAAAGAAGCGAGCTGACCATCAAGCAGTACGGCAGAAAGCTGGCGAAACTCCATGAGTATATGATGGAGAAGCACGGTCTCTCGCTGGACAGCGAAGATGACGTACGCCAGATCAAAGGCTGGATGCTCAGCGAGTTTCAGGAATCGCTTCGAGCTGGCGGAATGTCTCTTGAGAATGAGGCGACGTTCGTGCGCGCCATCAAGAGTTTCTTCTCGGTTTTAGGGAGGCTCGACTTTATTGACAGGGATAAGAACCCGGCTGATGCGCTGATGACTGTCTCTGTACCGCAGAAGGAACAGCCCCACCTTACTTGGAGCGAGGCGGAAACCGTCATCCAGAAGTACACGAGCAGAAATGAGCTTAGGGACTTGGCGATTCTAGGCCTTGCATTCACGGTAGCCCTGCGAGTGTCTGCCATTGTAAATCTCAACATCGGAGACATTGACTTTGAAGGGAGGGAACTGAAGTACATCAACAAAGGGGGCGCAAGGAAGACGGCATATATTCCGGAAGAAGTGGCGAGAGCAATCAAGAGGTATGTGGACGAGTACCGGTTTTATGCCGAGGACGACGATCCGTTGTTCATCTCGGAACGTGGAGAGAGGATCTCGACTGATGCCATCCGGTACATCTGCAGAAAGTCCAGCAAGATCATCGGCAAGAAATTCACGCCACACGCCGCCAGAAGAACCAGTATTTCAAGAGCAAACGAGATAAAGGGCAAGGAACTCGCGCAGCTCTTCGGCGCGCATACCAGCGGTAGAACAACTGCGAGATATATCTACACCAGTTCCGAACAGATGGATGAGGTGTACGAAAGGATGAAGTTGTTCAGCTTCGATTCAACAAAGAAATAACTAAAATATAACTCCGATCTAACGAGGTAAAGCCGATTTTGGATCTCTTGTATAAGCGTAGGGGAATTTACAGGAGGTATGAAAATGCAGCTTACCAACGCAATGCCCAACACTGAGATGCCGGTTATCTCTGGAAACGTCACAATGCGATGTCGTCGCTGTGGAACTGAGCAAGTGATGGCTCCCGAGGAACAGGCGTGGTACTACGAACGGGGGTTTGAACTGCCGAAGAGATGTGCAGAGTGTCGTAAACTCAGGCGAAAGGCGAAGAGAGAGCGTATGATACGCAAACGCATCAAGGCTCGAGAAAGCAAACTGATCGCAAGTGAGGAAACGAATGGCTGAGATGAATGTTTACCAGAAACTGCAGTCCGTTCGAGCGGAAATCGTGAACGAAGGGACAAGGAAGAGCGGTAAGAATCCGTTCAGCAACTACAGTTACTTTGAACTTGACGACTTTCTCCCCAAGGTAATGCTCAAATTCAAGACTTACGGACTCTGCTCCGTAGTATCCTTTCCAAGCCGTGAAGAGGCAACCCTGACGATTTACAATGCCGATAATCCTTCCGAGTTCATTGTCTTTACGGCTCCCATGGGTTCGGCAACTTTGAAAGCATGTCATGACGCGCAGAATCTCGGTGCGGCAGAAACGTATGCGCGACGCTATCTGTACATTGCCGCGCTGGAACTGACTGAGCATGATGCACTGGAGACATCCACCGCAGATTCTGGCGAAGGCAAGGGCGTATCCGCCATTGATGAAAGGCGTGAACGCATCGCAGGGATCATTGCGAAGATCAAACAGGTCGATGAAACGGCATATCGACAGAACATAGCCGAAATCCTGCGCAAGCACAACAAGTCTGCGAAGGCTGCGATTAACGACGTCGGCATTGCAGACGAAATCATCAAGGATCTTGCGGCCTTCTACAAGACAATTGAGCCTAAGGAGGAAACCTAATTGCAGAAAATCATCATCATCGGAAATCTGGTAAGAGACCCGGAATCCAAGGAAGTCAGCGGTGCGAATGTGTGTACGTTTACTGTCGCCGTGAACACTCGATACCGTGGCGAAGATCGCACTGCATATTACCGGGTTGATGCTTGGTCGAAACTCGGCGAAATGTGCAAGGCTTATCTCAAGAAGGGCAGTAAGTGCTGTGTCGTTGGCGATCTGGACGTGCGCGAGTTCACAACACGGGAAGGTGCGGCTCGAACCGCATTGAACATTCGCGCAGACAATGTTGAGTTCCTTTCATCCTCTGGCGCATCAACAGGTGGGCGTACCGATGCTCCGAACAACACATACCGCGCGCCTTCCTCTGACGTGAGCGGTAGCATCACTGGCATGGAAGACGACGATGACGATCTCCCCTTCTAAATCAAATCTAAAGACAAAGGATGGGCCGTGCATTGGGAAACATGTCGAATAAATCATACTCGGAATTGCTTACGAAGTTCTCGGGATTGATTAACGCGATAGTGTCCTCATACGCGTCTCGTTGCCGTGAGTACGGCATTGATATGGACGACCTTAAACAGACCGCAAGGATCGCGCTTTGGCGAGCTGCGGAAGCAAAATCTCCCGACGAAGAAGGTTTTACTTCGTATGCGGCTACTGTAATTCGCCGAAGCGTGGTTGCATTCATCCTGTACCATGCAACGGGCATTTCGTACACCACGAGGCAAAGAAAATACAAGGGGATTAAACCCACCCCAATGCTTTACCTCGATGAAGACACCGACGAAGACGATGATCCCATTAGCGTTGTACTGAGCTGTTGCGATGACACGAGCCATGTTGAGGTCGAGGAATTCCTTGCGACACTTCCACCCAAACACGCTGCATATCTCGTGGACAGGATGAACGGGTATACCTGCGAGATGGCGGCATTGAGAAACGGCATCATGCCTAACGAGTGGGAATGGCTTTGGGTCAACAATCTCATTCGTGCCGCGTACATCAAGTGGTTGCTCAACGACGATGATCCTGAGATGAGGGCTGCGGCGTGACACCATTCGAGTTTGCCGAAAAGTATCTGGACGACTATGTTGTGCGAGGGGGCAAGATTCTCCCGGAATTTTGCCCCATCTGCAACGGCGGAGAAAACGGAGACAGGCACACGTTTGCAATTTATCAGGACGAGACAGGCCGTTGGGTTTACAAGTGTCAAAGGGCTTCCTGTCCAGACCCGAGAGGCACATTTAGACACCTAGCCCACGTTTTCAATGAAACAGAGAGCGGGATACCCGTGCCGATACTGAAAGCCAAGAAACAGCAGAGAAGCTATACTCTGCCAGATCCTTCTAAATACTCGCCGCCCACAGAAGAAATCTATGCGTATTTCGAGTCGAGGAAGATTTCTAGGGCAACGGTAGACGCGTTCAGAATCATGTCCAATTCGAGAGGGGAAATCGTCTTCCCCTTCTACGAGGGTGACAGGCTGGTTTACGTGAAGTACCGGAAGCCTACGAAGTTCGTGAAGCGTAGCAACGACGACAGAAAGGAAATGCAGGAACCCAACACAAAGCCCATTCTCTTTGGGTTGGACAAGGTATCATACTCCGATGAACTCATCATCACCGAGGGACAGATCGACTGCATGACGCTGTACGAGGCCGGGTTCAGGAACGTTGTTTCTGTTCCAGGCGGCGCGCAAAACGAACAGTGGATCGACAACAACTACGAAGAACTTCAGCGATTTCCTTCAATCCTCTTATTTGGGGACGGAGATGAGCCGGGGCGTAAAGCCATGGATAGCTGGGCTGGGCGGCTTGATAAGGCGCGTTGCAGGATAGTGACCAACTATCCGCCGCGCCCCGACAACCCGGACAAGATTGCAAAGGACGCGAACGAAATCTACTACTTCTACGGCGCTGAAAAGCTCCAAGAGATGGTCGAAAACGCCGAAGAAGTAACAATGAGCGGTCTTGTGGATATCTCGACCATACCAATGCACAACCCTTTTCTGTCGAAGCTGGTGCCATCTTCCCTCTATAAACTCAATTATGAGGTTGGCGGATACTCGCCGGGAGACCTCGTGCTGTGGACGGGCAAGACTGGCGAAGGCAAGACAACGGTTGTGTCTCAGGAGATTCTGGCGGCAATAGAAAGCGGTGAGCGCGTCGTATGGTACAATGCGGAAATCATGCCGATGAAAGCCAAACGCGGAATTATCATGCAGGCGGCAGGAAGCGAGTATATCGGTCTTGAGTTTGATCCGCGAAGAGACAGAAACGTTCCGGTTGTTTCAAACGACGTGGCCATGAGGATTGACGAATGGCTTGCCGGAAAGCTGTTCCTGTGTACCGATACTGTCGCTGGCCTTTGCTTCGACACGGACTATCTCATTGAACTATTCCGATACGCGAAGCGAAGGCTGGGGTGTGGAGTTGTCGTTGTGGACAACATGATGACCGCGCTAATGTCTGCCCCGGACGAAACCTATAACAGGGCGCAGGAAAAGTTCGCTCTCGCGCTCAAATCAATCGCCACTTCTCAGGAGATGGTCGTGCATCTGATCGCACATCCGCGAAAGCAGTCAGGACAGTTGACAAACGACGATGTATCAGGCTCGGCGTCGATTACTCGAATCTGCGATATGAACATCGCGGTATCGCATGGCATGGTGCGGCTCCTGAAAGATCGGAACGAGGGTTATCGCAACACGGAAATCCCGTTCATCTACTATCCAGACTCCAAATCAATTACGGACTTCTCAAACGACGTTCAGCTTTACTGCTCGTGGAACAGGGAGGGTATACGCAAGCCAAATCCCCCTGCATCTACTGAGTATGCGAAAATCCTGCCTGAGTTGTTTAGCTGTCCTATCTAGGAAGGTGTAACGAATCATCCGACCAAGGCTATCTTACTCGAAACTTGTCCAGTACGACACTTGTCCAAGAGCATTTTACTTGAAGTACGTCGCCAACAATGGCGAAGGTGTGGAAACGGTCACAAACGCATATGCGCAATTCGGTTCGTTCTGTCATGAACTCATAGACAAATGGGCAAAAGGAGAAGCTGCCGCGAAGGATCTGCTCAACCTCTATGTCAACGGGTATTCCGACGCGGTGACGATGAAGTTCTCGAAACTATCCAAGAACGCGGATGAAGTCTACTACTCAGGCGGCTACGATTACTTCGCGGATTTCAATGGCATCGTCCCGAATGCGACTGTCGTTGAGTCTGAGAAAAAACACTTCATCAACCTCTTTGGCTTTGAGTTCTCTGGAATCCTTGACCTTGTTCTTCGGCTTGATGACGGGCGCGAGATGCTTGTAGACCATAAATCATCCTCCATAAACGAGTTCCGTGGCAAAAAGCTGGATGAGAAATTCAGACAGCTCTACCTCTACGCGGAAATCCGGAAGCGTGTCTCGGGCAAGTACCCGGATATCCTGACCTTCAACATGATACGGGAAAACAAGCTCATCAAGCGACCGTTTGACGCGAAAGAACATCAAGAGACGATGGAATGGATTGAGGACACCGTACTTGACCTCGCGTATATGCTTGACAACTTCGGCATGATGGAGTTTGAGTGGCCTACCAGAGAGAACTACTTCTTCTGCACGAACATCTGTGACGTCAGCGAAGATTGTATCACGTAAGGGAGGAATCACCACTGCACGTACACATTGGACTTGAGAACTACATCAACTCGGATCATGTATTTGCGGTCGCCCGGAATAAAGGGGCAACCATGAAGCGGCTCAGATGTCTGGCGGAGAAAGAAGGCAGGTATTACCCGTTGACCGGTGGATACGCAACCAAGTCTCTGATCTTCATGGACAACGGAACTGTGTTCGGTTCCTGCATCACGGCGAAAACGCTGGCTTCGCGAATCAATACCGCGCGCCACGCAATCGCCGCTGGTGACAGGGTGCAGATAAGCGCTATGACCGACCATGGCGACGGGGACAACGACGAATACCTGCTGGACGACACCTACGCCGCCGAATCTGAGGACGAAGAATGGGAGTCCGAAGACGAGGATGAATACGAGGATTAACTCCTCGCAAGGTAGGGACATCGGTTGTCTGCACATTCGCAGATAATGGGCGTACCTCATGACAGGTGCGATGCTTACGATGTCAGCGCGGAGGGTGGAGAGCCGCGCATCAGAGCAAGTTTGCAAACTGGATTACCTATCAACATTGTGAAGCACCCAATGCAACCAACACCAAACATATTAAGGGGATTATCTAATGAACGGCTTAAGTCTCTGTGGTCTTGAACAACTGCCGAAGAATGACTTTCCGGATAACACGACTGCAAAGGATGAAAAGCTTGGCACTGTCTGATGAGCTGTATCTGTGTCTCAATTGCACACATATCTTCTCGTCGCCAAAGTGCTATACGGAAAGACATGGCCTTGAAACCCCTCCATATGAGCAGTATTTCGGTTGTCCGTCCTGCGGATCAGTGGAAATTGTGCAGACATCCAGATGCTGCCTGTGTGAGCAGCCTATCGAAGACGGATACATCCAGACAGCCGATGGAACGAGGATATGCGATGAATGCTACACGCATCATGAGGTGGGAGAATGACCCAACCAAGCAGATTTAAGTATCTTGCAGGGTTCGATTCAATCAGACCCGACTATGTCCCTTTCATAGATGAATCTGAGGTCAAGGATCAAATAATGCCGGGTATAACGATACTGTCAAAGTCAAAAATCATCGGACACCAAAGCGGGACAGGTTTGATATGGGGAGTTATCTCGTTTATCTTGCTGTTGGGGCTTTGGATACACCTCATCATCGTAAATAAGGGCTTTATGGCCTTCAGAGGGATAGCGTTTCTGCTTGCGTTGATTATCGGTATCGCAGTCGAGAAAAGAACTATGGTTTCCTATGCAACAGGTCGTTTCAAATATCATGTCCTGATGGATGACAGCGTATCGTTTCAAGACTTCATTGACAAGTACAACTACGTTGGGCGAGACGGGCTGATTTACATTATCGAAGATAAGGAGACCGAAGAGTGAAGATAATCGAGAAGCCGCGTGGCGCTGGGAAGACTACGGATCTTGTGAAGCTGTCTGCGGAAACCAACGTACCGATTCTTGCTTGGAATGTGTGTGGTTCTACTCTCTACAAGGAGAGAGCTAGGGAGCTTGGGATCAAGATCCCCGAACCCGTCAGGTTCAGCCATGGGCGAACTGACCATCTCGGGGAAGTCATGATCGATGACCTTGACGCGTTCTTATACTCCATTGTAGGCAGCAACGTGAGCGCCGCGACTATTACAGGCAAGTACAGACTGACTAAAGAGGACATCGCAAACGCGCTGAACATCAAAGTCTCTGATTTCGATATTGTTGAGAAGGACGTGATTATCAGTGCTGGTTGTTAATCTGTTCGGGGCGCCGGGTGCTGGCAAGTCCACTGGTGCGGCGTTCATTTTTGCGAGGCTTAAGATGGCTGGTGTGTGTGCGGAATTGGTCTCTGAGTTCGCGAAAGACAAGGTGTACGAAGAGAACGAGGAAGTGTTTAAGAACCAGGCTTACATCTTCGGCAAACAGTCCTTCAAACTCAGCAGACTGCGCGACAAAGTGGATGTCGCGGTAACGGACGCACCTCTTCTCAACTCAATCTACTATAACAACGACGAGACCCTTGGCGAATCATTCGACGAAGTTGTGCGCCGGGAATTCGCGCGGTACAGGAATTTCAACATCTTCGTCCATCGAGCAAAGCCATATAATCCTAGCGGCAGATTGCAGACTGAAGCCGAGTCTGACGCGATGGCTGTACAGATTCGGGACTTCCTGAAGAAGGAAAAGCAGACGTTCAGAGAGATCGACGGCTTGCTTGAGTGCTACGACGGCATGGTGGAACTGATTCTGCTTGAATTGGAGGGTTGCGCAAATGCGAGTGGTGTTTCTGGACTTTGACGGTGTGGTCAACACACCGTGGTGGGAAGTAAAAGACGGAAAACTAGTCAGTTGCTTTGCCTTCCCGGAGGACGGAAAGGTCAATAACTGGCAAGCTGTTCAGTGGGTTTGCGACTTTTGCTCGAAGTACGGCTACAAGGTAGTCATCTCAAGCACTTGGAGAACTGACGGACTTGACACTTGCATCAGGTGCTTGAAAAATGGCGGCTGGTGGGATTCAGTGGAGATTGTCGGCGCGACGCCGGTTCTTCACACAGACCGTGGCGACGAAATCAGCGCATGGCTCTATGAGCATCCCGAAGTCAAAGAGTACCTCATCTTCGATGATGACGAGGATATGACCGTTCACATGAACAGGCTTGTCAAGTGCAGAACATCGGCTGGCTTTCTCCTTGACGAATACCTGCTTGCAGAGAGCCTCCATAAGGCTTTCAACAATCACAGTTCACGAGGTGTGGTATGGCACAGTCATTCGCAGATTATTGCAGAGAACTAACGGAAACCGTTGGCAAAGCATATCAGGAGTACATGCGACTCCAGCATGAAGAGGATGTCGTCCGAGAGTACGGCAAAATCAAAGACGAGATGGTGAACACCGCCAAGAAATACGGGCGCGAGTACACCGCATTTTTCGGCCGGGACTTCACCTCTGAGGACGTTGAGAGAATCGCTGGCTGGCTTCGAGACGACGGCCTTGAGGAAATCGAGTACAAATACAACCCCAATATGGACAACTTCTCCTTGAGTGTTAAGTGGTAAGCCGTTAACAGCAATCATCCGGGGTGATTACCGTTAGAGAGTTTGAGAATTACCACATCCACAACCACGAATCCAACATCTTTTATCTTGACAGTCCGGTATCCATTGAGGACTATGCAAACCGCGCAAAAGAATTAGGTCATCAAATCCTGTCTACATGCAATCACGGGTTCCAAGGGAATTTCCTGAACACATGGCTTGTGGCGCAGAAGCACAACCTCAAGTTCGTCTTCGCGGTTGAAGCCTACTGGGTCAAGGACAGACTGGCCTTGGTTGACGGGAATCAACGCGACAAGACAAACGCACATATCGTGCTGATCGCCAAAGATGAAATCGGCAGACGCCAGATCACAGCTGCGCTGAGTGAGGCAAACGACACCGGGTATTACTATCGGCCCCGGCTGGACTTGTCGCTGCTTACGTCCTTGGATCCTGCGCATGTGATGGTAACGACGGCGTGTGTGGCATTTTGGGGATACGGCTTAAGGGAAACTGAGAACATCGTCCTCAAGCTGTGGCGCAAGTTTGGCGACTCATTCTACCTCGAAGTTCAGGCGCACAAGATGGAAGAGCAGAAGCGCATCAACTCTTTCATCCTGTCGCTCAGCCGGAAATACGGCATGAAGGTAATCACCGCCTGTGACAGCCACTACATCTATCCTGAGCAGGACGAGGAACGCAAGAATCTCCAGAACTCAACCCGAATCGGGGCCGGGGAAGATTTGGAGTCCATGGGAATGGACGAAGCTGAGAATTCGGATGTGCTTTATATGGACTATCCTGATGGCGATGAATTGTACAGGCGGTTCATCGAGCAGGGCGTGTTGCCGCCGAACGTAATTGAGGAGGCCATGCGGAACACGCTCATCATCCGGACATTCGAAGACTTCACCTTTGACAAGTCCAAGAAGGTTCCCAACCCGTACAAACACCTGACCAAGGAAGAGCGCAATGCCATGTACCTTGATCTGGTGCATCGGAAATGGGAAGAGTACAAGCACCGCGTTCCGAAGGAAAAGTGGCCCATTTACGAAGCGGAAATCAAGTATGAGACCGACACCATCGTAGACACGGACTTTGCCGACTACTTCCTGCTTGACTATGAGGTTGTCCAGCGCGGCAAGGCAAAGGGCGGAATAATAACGGAGTCCGGTCGCGGCTCTGCGGCGAGTTATTTCACCAATTCACTTCTTGGGTTCTCATCCATGGACAGACTTGCGCTTCCAGTCAAACTGTTCCCTGACAGGTTTGTGTCCAAGCCGCGTCTGCTGGCTGGCAAACTTCCGGATCTTGACCTCAACGTTGCAGACCGCACTCCGTTCGTTGAAGCGCAGAAGGAACTGCTAGGCGAGGATCATGCGTATCCAATGATTGCGTATGGCACTCTGAAGCGAAAAGCCGCGTGGAAAATGTACGCGAGGGCGATGGATCTGGATCCCGAACTTGCCAACAAAATTAGCGAGAGGCTTGGCAGATACGACCTTGACGTCAAACACGCAGAAGACCCGGACGACATTGACATCGCCGATTATGTGGATGCCAAGTACCTGCCTCTCGTTGAAGAGAGCGCGGCATACACGGGGATCATCTCCGGCAAAACCATGCACCCCTGCGCTGTCCTGATCTACGATGGTGACATTCGCTCTGAAATCGGTCTGGTTCGCGCGAAGAGCGATACTGCCGGGAAGGTAGACGAACTTGTTACCGTCATTGATGGCGCAACGGCTGAGAAATTCGGCTACATAAAAAACGACTTTTTGCGGGTTGCTGTATGGGAGCTGATTACTCAGGTTTACAACGACATTGGCATAAAAGTCCCTGATGCCATGAGCCTTATGAAGATGACGGAGAATGACAAGGGAACCTGGGAAATCTTTGCTAATGGTCACACGATTGGCGTCAACCAGTGCGAACGCGAGAAGACGCGGCTCAAGTGTATGCGGTACAAGCCTAAGAACCTGACAGAGCTAAGCGCATTCGTAGCGGCGGTAAGGCCATCCTTCCAGTCGAACGTCGAGATCTTCCTCAACAGACAGCCGTTCAGCTATGGTATCCGGGAATTCGATGCGTTGATTCAGACTGAACAGATGCGCTCCAGTTTCCTGCTATACCAAGAGAACATTATGGCGGCGCTCGAGTTCGCTGGTTTCAACAAAACCGAATGCTACACGCAGTTGCAGAACATTGCGAAAAAGCATCCGGAGGAAATCGAGAAAATTAAGCCCCGGTTTCTGGACGGGTTCGCTGCCAAGATCGGCGGAGATCAGGAGAAGGCTCGTGATACAGCAGAGCGCGTATGGCAGATCATCTCGGATGCGTCCGGCTACGGCTTCTGTTGCGCACATGCCGCCGCTGTTGCCTTCGACGCCTTGTACATCGCATACGCCAAGTCAAAGTACCCTTTGCAGACCTACCGCGCTATGCTGGAAGTGTATTCCAAGCGCGGTGACAAGGAACGCTTGGCGGCGATTAAAACCGAAATGATGAACGCGTTCGGAATCCGCCTCGACCCGGTACAGTTCGGCAGTGACAATACCAAGTTTACTGTGGATAGGGCAGAGAACGCTATTCAAGACGCCCTGCACAGCATCCCATATATGAATCGGCGTGTGGCGCAGGAACTTGCGTCACTTCGACCGGAGGACTTCCCGACATGGGTTGACCTTCTGGTGCACATCACGGAAAACACATCCCTAAACGCGCGCCAGATCGAGATCCTCATCAAGCTGGATTATTTTAAGAGGTATGGCGATGTTCATAAGCTGCTCGATGTGTTCTCGGCGTTCAGGGAAGGCCCGAGTCGATACGCCAAGACGTACAAAGGAGCAACCAAGGAAAAACGGCTTGCCCTCTTGAGAGAAATGGAGGCTAACTGGAATGGAAAGCAAAGCACCCCCTATGAACTGGCACGGTATCAGGTGGAAATCACCGGATCAGTCCTTGGTAAATTCGATGTGCCGCCAAATCGCTACGTGATACTTGATGTGGACGCAAGATACTCCGCAAAACTAACCCTTTATAACCTGTCAAGGGGTACGAGCGGAACCATCAAGATGAAAAAGCCGATGTTCCATGCGATAGGCGCAAAGGTAGGGGACACCATCCACATTGTTCAGTGGTGCAACAGGCCGCGATACGGCTTTGAAGATGGGAAACCCAAGCCGATTCCCGGAACCAATGAAAAGTGGATCTTGGACGCATATGTCGTTGAGTCCAACGACGTAGCGGAACTCGCCGCGATATAAATCAAACACATTGGAGGAACAAACCCGATGAATAAGAGCAAACCTTCTCCTGACCCCGAAAGCCGCGAAAAGCTTGCCGGGGCGATTGATGTCCTTGTCGATACCTTCAACAAGCTTTACGGCAAGTATGAAACGATAACCGCGATACACACTTATCACGGCGAACCTGCTCAGACTTTCGAGCCGCCTTTTACCCCGGGCGATTTCGTGATTATGTTCAGCGAGGTACAGTAATGGGCAAGCCCCTTACTGAAATCGTCTTCCTGCTCGACAGAAGTGGTTCAATGCACGGGGTAACAGAATCCACAATCGCCGGTGTCAACAGGTTCATCGATGAGCAGAAAAATGTTGAAGGCGATGCGCGGTTTTCGTTGATTCTGTTCGATGACAGATACGAACGCATCATAGATCAGGTTTATATCGGGGCTGTAGAGCATTTGACGCCTGAACAATACTGGGTGCGGGGCTTGACCGCGCTCAACGATGCGATTTGCAGAGCCATTATCGAAACGGAAGCGGCCATTCGCGGCAGGAAGGATGAATTTAAGCCCAACAAGGTGCTGTTCGTCGTCCTCACGGATGGCTTGGAGAACGCCAGCGAGAAGTACACCATCAAGGATGTGTCAAAAATGATTCGCGAGAAGGAAGAGAACGGATGGAAATTCCTGTTCCTCGGCGCGAACATCGACGCATTCGCTGTTGGCGGCCAGTACGCGATCAAAAATAGCGGAATCGCGCAGATTGACTACGCAAGCATCAGTAACAACACTGCTTTTGCCGGAATTTCTGTCGCGGTTGCGGAGTATCGCAGTACCGGAACCATCTCAGACAACTGGATTGCACACATCAAAACTGGAGTAGGAGTCAACTGATGTCGGAAATTCGCGATGACGTAATGAAAATGCTGCGTGAGCGCGGCTACCTGAGAGAAAACGAACACACTTGGAATGATTTGGCGAGGCGAGTGGCCAAAGCTCTCGCCTCCGCCGAGGAAGAGAAGGACAGGCAGTATTGGGAAGATGAGTTTTACAAGTTGTTGTCCAAAAGGAAGTTCGTAAACTCCACCCCGACGCTGATGAACGCCGAAGCAGGGAATATGGGCGGCCTGTCCAGCTGCTTCATCATTGACATTAAGGATGACCTCGCCGAAATTCACAAGGCAATGGGGAAATGCGCGAAGGTGTACCAGTACAACGGTGGCGTTGGGTTTGACATATCACCGCTTCGCCCGGCCAGATCGCCTCTTGGCACTGCGAGAGGGTACGCTGGTGGCCCTGTAGCCTTCATGAGCGAGTTTAACGAGGGTGCGCGCGTTGCAACGCTCTACAACGAGCGGAAATCTGCGACAAAAATCGACCTGCAGGTCTGGCACCCTGATATTCATACCTTCATCCACTGCAAAGACGACGGGAAATCGCTGACATTGATGAACATTTCGGTCAGCATCACCGATAAGTTCATGGAAGCGGTAAAAAACGATGATGACTGGAATCTCGTTTTCCCGGATTTTGAGTGGAACAAGGAAATCTACGACGCGGAATGGGATGGAGACCTCGAAAAATGGCTTTCCAAGGGGTATCCCATCAAGGTATACGAAACCTTGAAAGCCAGAGACCTGTTCAGAGAACTTTGCGAATCCGCTTGGCTTCGCGGCGACCCTGGCATCAGCTTCTATGATGCGCTCAACAGGAACAACCCCAACAAACACATCGCCCGTGTTGGTGCTACGAATCCCTGCGCGGAATTCAACTCCATTCCGTACACATCCTGCTGTCTTGGTTCGTTCAACCTCATGGAGTACATGAGGGAAGATGACTCCTTCGATATGAGCGCTCTGCTCAAGGACGTTCCGACTGCTGTGCGAATTCTGGACAACGTTATTACGCTGAACAAGTATCCTCTTCCGGAAATTGAAGCGATGACGAAAGCCAACCGTTCCATCGGAATCGGCATTATGGGACTTGCTGACGTCATGTACAAGCTGGGTATCCGCTACGGCTCCCAGAAGTCCATTGATTTTACATCCTTCTTGCTTAGTTCGATTACCCAAACGGCAAAAGAAGCAAGCCACGTCCTCTCGTTCGAGCGAGGAACGTATCCCAACTGGAAAGGCTCGGACTTTGAACGGGAAGGCTATCCTGTCCGGAATAGCGACTTCACTTCCATCGCGCCTACGGGATCCATTTCGACCATCTGCGGTGTATCGTCCAGCGTCGAGCCGAACTTCGGCCTTGTTTATGAGCGGCACACCGCAGACAACCGCGTGTTCTACAACGTCAACCCGATCTTTGAGGCGGCTCTCAGAGCGGAGGGCCTGTACTCCGAAGAGCTGCTAAAGAAGATCAACGAGAACCACGGCTCCTGTGTCGGTATCGATGAGGTTCCCAAGCACCTGCAGGAGATCTTCGTAACCACGCACGATGTCACGCCGATGGAGCATATCGCGATCTGCGCGGCGGTACAGAAGAGCATCTCGCTGTCTGTCAGCAAGACCGTCAACCTGCCTCACAGCGCGACTGTAGAGGACGTAGGGAATGCCTACATGACCGCCTATGAGAGCGGTATGGTTGGCATTACGGTGTACCGTGACGGATGCCGCGAATCTCAGGTACTCAGAACGGGTGCCTCTTACAAGAACAGCGATAATGGCAAAAAGGGCGTAGAGATGTCGGAAACTGTCGTTGACGGCGTGGAGATGTACCGCTGGGGTACTGTCATCCCCTCGTCAGACAACGTAATCGGTCTCAAGCGTAAGTTGAGAACCGGATGTGGAAGTGTCCATGTCCAGTGCTTTTTCGACGCTGATACCGGCAGGATGGTGGAAGTATACGCGGATAGGGGAGGACTTGGCGGATGTACAGCTTTGCTCAGCGCGGTGTCTCGCTTAATCAGCAGGTCGCTAAGATTAGGCGACGTGCCAGAGGATATCAACGCTCAACTCCAAAAGACGCTCCTGTGCGGCTCGTTCAGCCGAAGCAGGGGAGCGGGGAAGCAAGTGTCGCCCGGATTCTCATGCGCTTCCGCTATTGGCAGAGCCATCATCGAGATGAATAACCAGATGAAGTCAATCTTCGCCACGCCAATAGCTTCATCTACCGCCGAGGGGAGCGAATCAGAAGATGCAAAACCGGATATCAGGCTGCCGTTCAAGGTCGTGAGTCGCCAGTGTCCGGAGTGCAAATGCGAACTTGCCAACGATGGCGGGTGTGTCTTCTGCCCGGTCTGCGGCTGGAGTAAATGCGGCTAAACCCATGGGGCTTTGCAAGTCGTCGCGAAGCCCCACACCACACCTTCAGGAACGAGAGGAATCGATTGAATGACTAAAGAAGAGCTATTTGCGAAGTATGGCGATGTGAAGATCGGTGTTGTCAATGCTGAACATTTCAAGGACTTTCCGCTTTGGTCGAGGATCACTGCCGAAGGTATTCCTTCGATGTGGAACTTGAAGCTAGAGTATCGGCCGCGATGCAAAATGGAACTTGACACCAGCTACCGTCAGCCGATCCCCTATATACTCATCAGAGATATTTCTGGACGATACTTCACTACCCGACGCATTTCCGGCGACTCGAGACTTGTGGGTCAACGTTCTCTCGGTGTTGGCGGTCACATCGATGAAGGCGAGGATCTGTATGAGGCCGCGTTCAGAGAGCTTTTTGAAGAGCTGAATATTGCCAGACCGTTTTTCCCGGAAATCATTAGCCCTCTCGGCGTTCTAGTTGCTTCCGAAACTGAGGTAGACAAGGTTCACGTCGGCATGGTCATGCGATACATCGCAGACGAGGATGTGTCTGTTCGCGAAACGGATACGCTCGATGGTTGCTGGATGACGATTGAGGAAATCAAGGCTAATCTCGACGAGTTCGAAAGCTGGAGCAAGATTCTCGTTCGAGAAGGCGCGCTCGACATTCCTCTGGACTTTAATGAGGTTGCGCGCGCAATTGCGCTTCAGTACCGCAGGAAAAATGCTGATTACGGGAACTCCGTCCATGAGACCCACGAACTCTTCGGCGCGACCGCAGGGTTTACGCGCATCAGCGACAAAATTTCCCGTATGAAGAGTCTGGAGTCCGGCATCCACAACGTCATGTCAGAGTCGCTTTTTGATACCATGTGCGACGCTGCGACGTACGCCGTGATGCTTGCGGCCGAGTTGACTGTCAACTCCAAGTTTGACATCAACAGCGATGCTCCGAATACGACACTTAAGTACCTGAGTGCGTTTGCATTCTTCGAAGACACCAGCGAAGCCATCCCGTTTGCTTGTGCAAAAGAAGCCAAGTCATGCTTGATGGAAGCTTACTATGCGGCGATGAACAATGAGGTTTATGCGGAAATGCCACCGCTTGAACAGCCAGCGTATCTGCTTCTCAAATTCGCGAACCGCATGATTGGTACGGTTGTAGACAGGATGAACAAGAGTGTTTCACCCGGTGATGAGACCCGATGAGACTTCTCGCGATGGATTTGTCGCTTAACTGTCCGGGGTTTGCCGTTCTTGAGATAGAGAAAAACGCCATCAAGCTGCTTGATAAGGCCACAGTCAACAACGTGAAGGATGCGGCAAGGAAAAAGGACAAGAGAAAATCTACCGCGCGGAAACTGCAGGAGATAGCACGGCAGATACACTTCCTGATAATGCAGTACAAGCCGGATGTCGTTGTCCGGGAACGTGGGTTTTCACGCCACACAGCTACGACGCAGAAACTGTTCCGCGTTATCGGCGTGTCAGACCTTATCGTGTACGATGCGATTGGTCTTGAGGTCGTGGAAATCCCACCGACCTCTGTAAAAGAAGCTTTGACAAGGAGAGGAAGCGCCGATAAATCAGATGTGGCACGCGTCCTGCCGCTCTATGTCGGGGAACAGCTCTACGCAACAGATGACGAGTCTGACGCGGTTGCCGTTGGCATCGCATGGGCGATTCAAAACGGGCTAATAAAGCAGAAACTGACGGACGATATGCCGAAAAGGAAGCGCAGGGTAAGGCGGAAGACGAAAAAGGAAACCAAGACTCGCATGTCGAACACAGTATACGTGCGGAAGACTAGAATCTACTGCTAATAACTGTATGGAGGGAGATTAGTATGAGGTTCGAAGACTTCTTCTTGAGTCGCAACATCACTGCTCTTGATGAAATCGTGCTTCGAGACATCGCAGCTAGAAGCGGCAGATTTGGTCGCAAGACGGATCCCATATTTGTCCCCATGAAAAAGAAAGAGTTCAGCCCCACCCATCTCGAAGAGATGCGGTATGAGCGCGCTGTACGGCGTGTGGTGTCTGAAACAAGCACGGCAGTCAGGTGTATTCTGGTTGATCCACTGGAGAACCCAAAGAAGATGCGCCCAGAGCATCTCGCCAAGATGCGCGAGATCATTGATTCTCTGGCCGAAAGAGAAGTCATTTCTCGTTGCCATGCAGATCGGATGAAGAGAGAACTGGACAAGAAACTCAATGAGAATTAGCGGCGCATTATCCTGATCGCCGCATCAAAAAAGCCCGCCGAAGCGGGCTGATTCACTTAGCTTATTGATTCTGCTCCTGCAGAAGTCTCATGATTTCCTCGGGCGACTTTCCGGACGCTTTAATCAGTTTCAGAAGAGTACCGTAGGTCGCTCGGGGCTTTCGTGGGGCTTGCATTTTTTCCTTTTTCGTCTTGAGTGTAGCGATTGCCCTCTCGTGGAACTCAATCTTTGCATCAACTTCAGCAAGACGTTCTTCAAGCGGTCTCCGAACGCGAGTGCGCGCATCTGATTCCGTGGTAACATTCTTCTTAGGCATAAGAGCACCTCCTTTCGTAGGCATTATATCATCATTTATATGTCAAGTAAATAGGTGGAAGCAATTTAAACATAAGAAATTTACTGTCTTAATTATGGATATTAATTTGATATTGAATGCAAAAGTTAATAAAAACATGCAGATTTACTGGATTTTCGGACGGTTTTCAGTCCTGGATGATAAACTAAATGCAATAATTGAGAGCGGATAAATCGCCGGAGTTACTCAATGCACTTCAATATAATAAGAATAGGTTGGTGTGTCTCGGTTGTGATAATGTATTACCCAGCGAATGTACGATGCAATTATATAGGTTCTGCGTTGATGAAGACATTCAAATAATGGTTATGAGATTCGGTGACTTCAAGGGTAATGTGTGATGCGACAATTATTGACACTGTTACAAAAGGAGAGTATACTTTGAACGTACCCAATGCGCATCTTGAAAGTGGAATATTAGCCGTTAATGAGCGGAAAGGGGTAGACATGAGATCTTGCGATATTAACCCTGAAACCCGTCTTATTGACTACATTGATTTCTGGATGGATACGTATAAGAAGCGTGGCGTTAAACCTGCAACCTATGATAGGCTGGTAACTTCTGTATCTGCGCTCAAGGCTTTCCCAATTGCATATAAGGCAATTGGAGAGATTGTGGCAGATGACATACAGGAGTACGTCAATCAACTGACAGCCAAGGGGTACGCAGAAACCACGATCAAGAAGCAGTTGCGGATCGTGACAGCGCCTTTGAAACACGCGGCGGCACAGCACAGAATCAGCGTCGATCCAACCGCTGGCATTGTGCTTCCCAATGCTACGCAAGTCAAGAAGAAGCCGCGCGATGTGACTGCTTACACGAATGAGGAACAGGCTCGTCTTCGTGCAGTTCTCAGGACGGGGAAGCGGTGCGGCTACGCGGCCATTGAAATGATGCTGGAGACGGGTATGCGCGTCGGCGAAGTGCTAGCACTTGACTGGCGGAACGTCAACCTCACACAGAGAATCGTCCGAATTGAAGCTACGGTTGTGAGACTCGCCAACAGAAAGCAGTCCCACATTCAGGCAGGCGCGAAGTCTGCTTCGAGCAATCGGACGATTCCGCTCAGCACAAGGGCGATGGAAATTCTGCTGGAGCTTAAACGCCACGCCGTTTCACCCTGGGTTTTTGAGGGTGGAGACGGTGAGAGACTGAGTTATGAGGCGTTAAGATACCAGACTCAAATCGCTCTTGAGGAAGCTGGACTGCCTTATCGTGGACTGCATATATTCAGGCACACTTTTGCCACGAATTGCTACTACAGAGGCTGTGATGTTAAGATTTTGTCAAAACTGCTTGGCCATGCCGACGTAAATATCACCTACAACACCTACATTCATCTGTTCGGTGATGCCATCGATGAGATGCGCGCAGTCTTGGGATAG